GTCGACCGCCTCGCCGCGTACCTCACCGAACTTTCCAGGTTTCTCGGCAACCCCCCGGCAGTGCACTTCCGGAACGTCGCGAAAGGGAGCGCGTGCCTTCGCCTTGTGGTCGAACAGGACGCCCTGCCCGAGGTGGTTGAACGCCTGCGCCTTGTTGAAAACGAGATCCGACCTGACGCGGAAAATGCCCGTCAGAAGCTGAATCGGATGCTCCGGGAGGACAACGCCTCGGGCCGCCTCAGGAGCTTCCCCGCGGGAAAGGTAATTCTCTTTCCCGGTCGAAAGGCCCATCTGCATGGCGACATCGTCATCCATGAAGCCGCCGAAATCCGGGGGCGCCTGGTCCGGCTGGGCGGGAAGGACGCCACCATCCCCGTCTGGCTGCGAGATCACCGCGGCGTGATCCTCAAGTGCACCGCCCGGGAGAAGATCGCGAAGAAACTATCGAAACACTACCTCGAAGACGTGTGCGTCTCCGGGAATGGGCGGTGGCGCAGGATTGATGGCGACGGGTGGATTCAGGAGTCGTTTCGCATCCTCGAGATCGTGGAGAGGGGCGACAAGCCGCTTGCAGAGACCATGAAGGGGATCGGCGAGGCCATCGCTTCCGCGTGGGATGTCCACGAAGACCCCATCGCGGAGTGGCAACGAATGCGAGGGTGAGGATGAAGGTCGTTTTCGACGCGAATGTCTTCATCGACTTCCTATCGACGCGAGCGACTGAGGAGCGGCGGCTTCGCTTGAAGGGGCTCGTCGACAAGCTCGCGAGAGAGAAGACCACCATCGTCTGCCCCTGCCCGGTCCTGGCGGAGCTACTCTCCAAGCCGGGCAGCCGGGATCAAGAGATCCTGGACGAGCTGAAGCAGACGCGCGTCATGGAGATCGCGCCGTTCGATCAGCGCGCGGCAATCGAGTGGGCGCTCCAGATCCGTTCCGCCCGCAAGCCCGGCGACAAGAAGGGCGGCGCGAAGTCTCCTTGGGAGAAATACAAGTTCGACAGGCAGATCGTCGCCATCGCGGCCGTTGAGGGCGCGGTGACCATCTACTCCGCCGATCCGCATCTTCGGGGCATCTGCGAAGGAAGCCGAATCCAGGTCGTTCACCCGGATGAGATCCCCCTGCCGGAAGACGCGAAGCAGACCAGTCTCCTCGATCTGATTCCTTCCGACGAGCAGTAGGCCCGCGGACCTGACGGGACTTCGGCCCGGGCGCACGACAGCCCGGACCGGAGGCGTCGGCGGCCCTTGCGGCCCGAATTGTCAAGAGAATGTAAAGAGGCGTGTGAGGAACCATCACGCGGTTGACTCCCGGCCCGGTACGTGAGAATCTGTCACTCGTACCCCGGAGCCACCGAACATGACCTCAACCGACCCCATCACGCTCACCCTGTTCGCCATCGGGCGCTTCTCGCACATCTCGGTCCCGGACGGCCCGGTCGCCATCCTGGCCGGCTCTCCGGAGGCGATCCGCGCGCTCGGCGCCCACCTCCTCCTGGAGGTCGAGGTGCGACCGGCGCGCAAGACGCTGGCGGACGTCCGACGCGGACTCAACGAGGCCCTGTGCGGAGATCTGCCTGCGGACCCCACGCACATCACGCGCGCCTTCGACCAGGCGGTCGACGAAACGAACCGCTACCTGAACGGCCCCTGCATGGCCTGCGGCAAGTCCTGCAACGAAGTCGAAGCCATGCAGATGGGAGGCAAGGTGCGACTCTGCTCCGAATGCATTGACTCGTGGGCGGCTGGTCTTTCGGTCTGGCGCACGTCACGACTCGATCGATACGGCTCCCACCCAGAGGGGAAGGGGAACGTCGGGACCCATCCGGAGACGAATCACGAATCCTCGCCCCTCCACGAAGAGCACGGAACCCTCGACGACGCCCCCGCTGGGCGTTTGAAGGGCGAAGATGCCCGGTTCGGCGCAGAAGGTTTGCAGCATCCCGAAGTAGTCGCGGGCGGCCGAGATGAACGCGGCACGCAGGTCCCCTGAATGTTCGGCCAGGCGGGCTGTCGCCAGGCTCATCAGCCAGCCCATCTCGTTGTCTCCAATTCTCATTTCAAAGATTTCCATTTTCCCGGTCTCCTGCCGCCGACGTTTCACACTTCCTCCCGGCGGCGGCGGGACCGGGATTCCCTCCCTCTAACCGTCACCCTTTTCCTGGTCTCCGCCGCACTGGTTTCCGCCTCACGTTCCCATCGCGGCGGATGACCGGGACCTTCTCACCGTGAGGAATCCCATGCCAACCCACCCCACCGAGCCCTCCTTTCGCGTCGAAGCCGCGCCCGGGGGGTACCTCCGCCAGGTGCTTCTCCCGTCCGCCGTTGCGGTCGATCTCCCGCGGCGTCTCCTGACACCGGACGAAGCCCGCTGGCTCATGCGCGAGTTGTCCATCGCCCTCATCGAGCTGGAGGCCTTCAAGATCGCCGCGGTGCGCTCGTGAGCCCTTTCCGCCTCATCCGCTGGCTCGTCGGCGGGCTCTTCCTCAAGCTCGAGGAGCGACGCTACGACGATCCCAACGGCGTCTACGACCGCTGTCGGCGCTGTCCCGAGCATGGACGCCGGCGATGCTCCCCGGGCGTCGGCTGCATCTACGTCTCCAATCCTACCAACCACATCGAGCCGTCGCCGAGCTGCTCGTCCGGCTGGACGGTGCGCGATGACGTCCACCATCCATGACGCGGCCCTCGCCCTCGAGGCATCCCTCGGGCGACTCGAGGAACTCGGAGTCCCATGGGTCCGGCGCGACTGGCGCGGCAAGCTCGCGCCCATCGCCATCTTCTTCGAGGGCTGGAAGCCTGCCAACGAGGCGCAGTTCGCGGCGCTGACAGCGTGGGACAAAGCCTCCGAGGACTACGTCAATGCCGTCGCCGTGGCGCGCGAGGAGCAGCGGCGCCACCCCGACCACTCCTGGATCCTCGCCCGCGTCGATGCCATCCGTGCCGAGCTGGACCAGACCGTAGCGAGCGCAAGCCCCGCCCGGTGGCGCGCGGTGGCCAGCGAGCTGGAGGTCCTCGCCGGCGACATCCGGAGCGCGGCGATCGAGTTGCCAAGGAAATCAGCTCGATACCGGATCGTGCCGGTGCCGAGGAGCGACAACGAGAACGCAGAGATCAGGATGGGGACCGAACGAACGACCGTTCGGATCGGCTGATTCAACACAAAGGAGTATCACCATGGCATTCCAAAAGGCCGTCAGAACCAAAGCCAAGCTGCGGCTGGCCCTCTGCGGACCCTCCGGATCCGGAAAATCCTACACCGCCCTGCGCCTCGCGATGGCGCTGGCCGGACCCAATGGCCGCGTCGCCGTTCTCGACACCGAGCGCGGGAGCGCGTCTCTGTATGCCGGACAGTTCGACCCCGACGATCGTGTCGCGTTCGAGTTCGACGTCTCCGAGCCTGCCGACTACACCCCCGCCACCTTCGTCCGCTCCATCCGCGAGGCCGCTGATGGCGGTTACGAAGTGCTCGTCCTCGACTCCATCACCCACGCCTGGGAGGGCGTGAAGGCTGAGGCCGACAAAGGTGCCGCCCGCAAGGCAGGCAACACCTGGGCTGGATGGGCTGATGCCCGTCCCCAGGAAAAGGCCATGTTGGACGCCATGCTCCAATACCCAGGCCACGTCATCGCCACGATGCGCGTCAAGACAGTGTGGGAAGTCGGTGAATCGGCGAGGGGAAAGAAGACGTACCAGAAGATCGGACTCGCCCCTGAACAGAAGGCCGGTATCGAATACGAATTCACGGTGACGATGGATTTGGACACGGACCATCAGGGCGTGGTGACCAAGTCCCGTTGCTCCGCCGTCGCGGACGCCGTCATTCAGAAGCCCGGTGCACCCTTCGCCAAGACCCTTCTCGAGTGGCTCGACGGCGCTCCGGTGGCGCCAACCGCTCCGACCCCCAAGCCTGCGACACAGGCGAACGGTGCAACCCAGCGAACGCCCCAGGAAGACCTTCGGGCGGCGATCTGGACGGCGTTCAAGCGGATCGCCCCAGACAGGACGGAGGACCGGGCCCTGTTCTCCCGCTTCGCGGTCGCAGTCTGCGCCAAAAACGGGAAAACGCCGAAGGAGCTGACGGACGGGCAGGCTCGCGAGGCCATCAAGTGGCTCAAGGAGGCTGAAGAGGAGCAAGTGCTGTTCCTCCTCCGCCCCCCACCGGCGGAGCCCGCGCCGCAGGCCCCCGAGCCACCGGCCAGTCAGGCTCCCAGCCAACCCCCCGCCGTGCCCCTCTCAGTGCTCCAGAACGAGCTCTCCCAGCGGGTGAAAACCTGCGGCGTTGGGGTGAAAGCCGAACAGAAGCTGAAGATTTTCAAGCATTTTTCCGGCGGCCGGAAAATGTCCGAGTTGTCCGAGCTCGATGCCGGCCGCATCTACGCCGCCATCCGTGCGACGTCGGACGCCGACTTCGCGCTCGCCATCCAGGATGTTCTGGGGATGCGAGGCACGGCGTGAAGGCGCTCACCCTGTACCCCGAGTGGTGCCTCGCCATCCTGCGACTCGGCAAGGATGTCGAGAACCGAGACTGGGCCTGCCCCCGCGCCATCCTCGGCCGCCCCATCCTCCTCCATGCCGGCGGCCATCTCGACGGGGACGCCCGCGACAGGCGCGACCTGGCGGCGCTTCGGTGCGTCGCTCGGATGGCCTCCTACGCTGGATGGGACTACTCGCTTCCCGCCCTGGGCCACCCCATCCTTCGCCGCGGTGACCAGGTCGTGGAGCTCCGACCGTCGCACGTCACCCGTGGCGCCATCGTCGCGACAATGCGGATCGCGTCGTGTGCCCAGAGCGCCCGGTCCGGATGGGCCGTGCCGGGTTCGTGGCATTGGATGATCGCGGACGTCCGGCCACTGGACAGGCCGGTCCCGTGCCGGGGGATGCCCGGTCTCTGGGACGTGCCGGCAGACGTCGAGGCCGCGGTGCGAGAGCAGCTCCGGGAGGTCGCATGACATCGCTTTGCTATTGCCCCGTCTGTGGGCATCACACCAGCGAAGGCCCTGCCGGCTGCTGGTATCGCAGTCGCCATCCGCCGGCGGGAAAACCGTGACCGAACCCCGCTCCCTCCCCGGCGCCGTCCTGGTCCCCCGCATTCTCCACTGCGAGGTGGATGGATGCCCCAGGGTCGCGACGGACGGCACCTTCTGCCCCAAACACTACAGAGAATACCTGCAAACCGAGGAATCCATGAAACCCCTGCATCTCCGTTCCGACCCGACCGATCCCTCCCGCTGCCGCATCGAGGGGTGTGACGATTCTCCCTCTGCTCGTGGGCTGTGCGGAAAGCACTACAGCGCGGCGAAGAACGCCAAGCGCCTCGACGAGGTCGCCCTGTCGGCCATGACACCACACGATCGAGCGGTGAAGGGCGTCAATGCTCGCCTGCGATCCGCGCCGGAACCCACCGCCGATGTCGACGAGCTCGCTGCCTACCAGGAGGGCCTTGCCGAGGTCCGGACTATCCTCTCCGCCGCGGTCGTGGTCGAGGACGACCTCCCCCTCGCCGAAGTCGCCCGCCGCGTCGTGGCTGAGCTGCACGCGGAACGCGACGTGACCATCCCGCTCCGGCTGGAGATCGGGGAGCTCCGCCCCCTCGTCGAGGACCTGGAGGCGGGCAAGAAGGCGGCCCTGGAGCACATCCGCCGGCAGGATGCCGAGCTCGCGGATCTCCGGTCTCGCGCTCCCGCCCTGATCGCGGAGGCGGACGTTCATCTCGCGCGGATCGTCGAGCTGGAGCAGCAGCTCCAGGAGGAGACCGGACGGCGACACGTATTCGAGGAGCGGCTCAATTCCGCGGAGCAGCTCATGGACAGCGCGGAGTGCGCGGAGCTCAGACGCCAGGTGGAGGCGGCGCGTACCGCGGTGGTCGACGCGGAGGAGGAGACCGCCCGACTCCGCCGCGAGCTGGAGGACGCGCGCGGCGAGCTCGCCACCGTGAGGCGCGACCGCGACGCCGACCTCTCCCGAGCCTCCCTGGAGCGCCGCTTCGCCGCCTGGGAGATGCTCCAGGAGCTGGAGGCCTGGCGCAACCACGGCTACGGCCAGACTCATCCCATCCTGGAGAGGCACGTCTACCTCCCCGACGACCTTGTTTTCCAGCTCGACACCGCCATGCGGACAACCCTGGAGGGCATCGTGTGGCAGGGGTGCGAGGAGCCTGCGCCCGTCCGGCCCGTCGTGACCGCGCCTGTAGAGGTGTCTGATGATGTCGAGTTCTGACACGTCCAAGCGACGCCTGGTCTCCCAACTGTGGCTCTTCGAGCTCGGCGATCTGGCCGCGTCGGAGACACACGTCACCGTCACCTCCGGCGAGATGCTCGCCCTCCTGGAGCATATAGACATCATCGGCGGGAACCTCGACATCGAGGCCGGCGACTACTGCCGGGTGTGCGGTTGCACCAAGAACAACCCCTGCGACCCGCCGTGTGGATGGGTGGCCGAGGGGCTCTGCACATCGTGCCAGTTCGAGGTCCAGCCAGCGGACGACGGTGAAGATGGCTTCCAGGTCCTCCTCACCGACCTCGCCCCCGGCGAGACCGTTCCGATGACGGGAGACTCCAATGGCTGACCTGCCAATCCTCGATATCTACCTCTACGGTCTGTCCGGCGTCGTGATCCGCTCGATCCCTCTCGGGGATGGCCGGGTGCAGCTCCACATCGGGCGCCCGGGGCGACTCGGACTGAAGCTCGACAAGGAGACGGGCAACTGGAAACCGAACACGAAGCACAAGTACGGACCGGGAGGGAGCTTTGACGGCCACCTCCGCATGGTGGCGGTTGCTGGAGGATGGTGGTCGTCGCCCGATCACGACATTCCCGTGGTGGACACCTGTGGAGGGTCGCGCATCACGATCGACGGAGAACAGAAGTGTCCGGCAGGATGCAAGGGCGGCTCCAATGGGTAAAATCGCGTGGCTCGGAGATCACGGGTTGACCCTGAACCCCGGCATCTACGGTTGTTCACCGGTGGGAGCTGGGTGCGACCACTGCTATGCGGCGAGGATGGCGCGCCGTCTCGTCGCCATGGGTTGCTACCCGGACGGTGTCGTCACCCCGGACGGGCGGTGGACAGGCGAGGTCCTCTACGACTACGCAGCCGACATGGAGGCCCGGATCCGCAAGATGCCCCGCCTCCGCAGTGGAGAGCGCCGCAGGGTGTTCGTGACATCGATGGGCGACTTCCCGGACTCCTACATGCTGACCGGGACGAAGGCGGAACAGGTAGGACGAATCGGCAACTCCGTACCCCCCGACCTCGTGGAGGCCGTGGTGCGCGCGCAATTCGAGCCCGAGCTGTCGAGGAGGGCAGCATGAAGCCACCCCTCACCCAGGCCGACATCGACGCCTGGCAAGCGGAGCCACCCGGGCCCCCGACGGTACTCCGAGCCTGTCGGCGATGCAGCGCCACCCAGCCCCCGCTGGTCGGCCACACCGAGCGACACGACGGCGAGCCTCGCCCCTGTCGGGACGGCTCCGGGTACTGCCGACTCCTCGGACGGGAGGCGACGCCGACGGAGATTGGCGCCGCATTGAAACGCCTGAGGGGCATCCTGCCGAAATGGTGCCGCTGGGTATCCACAACCACCGCGATGGTGGAAGGGAGGGTCGATGCCTGACCCGTCCCCCTCGGCCGTCCGCGACACGTCGTCGGAGTACTCCCGCGACGCGTTCATGTCGGCGCCGTCCGACGCGTCCATGGACGCATCTCCGGAGGTCCTGCGTTGTCGGTGGTGTCGCAAGCTGCTCAAGCCGACGGCTCGCCGCGACTCGCTCTACTGCTGCAAGAGCCACCGACAGGCCGCCTGGCGGTTCGGTCGCTCCATCCAGGAAGCGACGCGCGCCGCGCGGCCCCTTCGCCTGGCCGTTGCCGATCCTCCGTACCCAGGGCTCTCTCGGAGGTACTACGGGTCCCACCCTGACTTTGCGGGCGAGGTCGACCACATCGCCCTGCTTTTGCGCCTGTCGGCCTATGACGGGTGGGTCCTTTGTACCTCGTCCGATGCCCTCCCCGGGCTCCTGGCGCTCTGCGTCGCGCAGGACCTACGGGTACGCATCGCCGTGTGGGTGCGCGGGGTGCGCCCCAACAAGGCGACCGCGCCCCTCCATGGATGGGAGGCGGTCGTCTACGTCCCCGCCCGGTCGGTCGTGTCGTCCGAACCAGGTTGCGACGTCCTGATCTACCCCGCGAGAGCCCGCCTCTCCGACCCCAACCGCGTGACTGGCGCGAAGCCAGCCCCCTACATCGCCTGGATCTTCCAGCTCCTGGGAGCCCGCCCGGGAGACCAGCTCGACGACCTCTATCCAGGGTCCGGCGGGTTCTTGCGAGCCTGGGCCATCTACAACGAGCGGTCGCTCACTCCAGGAGGCGACACGTCGCCGGAGGGCGAGACCAATGCCCCCTGATCTGCTCACTCGTTCCGAGGCCGCGGCCTATCTCGGTGTCGAGCCGTCCTGGCTCGCACGCCACACCCCCGGACGAGGGGGACCACCCTACGTGAAGGTCGGACGCGACCCGCGTTACTTCCGCTCCTCGCTCGATGCCTGGCTCCGTTCCCTGGAGACCTCCGAATGCCCACCAAGACCCACCGTGCAGCCGTCTCCCTCTACCAACAGCCCGGCTCCGCCGTCTGGTGGACCTACTTCCGCGTCGGGGGGAAGCGCCACCGGGTCAGCACTGGCGAACGAGACCGCGATGCGGCTGAGGCAGCGGCGCTCCGCCTCCGAGAGGCCGTCCTCACCTCGGCTGGTCGCCCTGGGCGGGGGGAAGGACACGACCTCGCCGAGCTCGGCGGACTCGACGCCGAACGAGCCGCCGCGGGCGGGGTAGGGGAGCGCCAGAAGGAGTCGATCGAGGCCTGTTGGGGACACGTCGTGGATGTGCTCGGAGCGCAAACCGATCCGAAAACAGTGACCTTCGACACCCTGGAGACCTACATCGCAACCCGCCGGCGTGCGGGCGCGAGAGGCCAGTCCATCCGGAAGGAGGTCCAGGCTCTTGTGCGGGGACTCCGGATCGCCCGCCGACGGGGATGGCTGGCCGAATTGCCCGAGGTTCCTCCCATCCGTTCCGACCCGCCGCGAGCATACCAGCGAGGTCACTTGCACGACGATGAGCAGCTCCTGCGATGGCTCGAGGTGCTTGAGCGGGACCCTCGCGCGAAGGGGGCCCGGGCCCAGGCGGAGGTAGTCATCCGGACGGGTCTCCGCGCCGAGGAGGTCCGTCGATTGACCTGGCGATGGGTCGAAGCGGCTCCCCAGGGCGCCGGCGTCCCTGCCGTCCTGCGGGTCCCCGCCGAGGCCGCCAAGACGCGAACGGAACGAGTACTCGGGTTGACACCGCGGGTACTCGAGATCCTCGAGGCGGCTCGGCAGGAGCGAGGCTGGGATGAACCCCTTTTGCCTGGCATGCACCACCGAGCCTTCATCGCTGCCGCAAAAACGGTCGGGCTTCCATCGGTCACCCTTCGTGACCTGCGCCACTGCCATGCCACGTGGGCCGCCCAGGGAACGGGGGATGCGGCGGCCGCTCAGGCAGCTCTGGGTCACGCCGACCTGGCAACGACCCAGCGGTACATGTCCACCACCATCGCCCGGGTGGCCGGCGCAGCGCTCGCGGTGGACCAGGTCCTGGAGCGAGATGTCCATAGTCCGCGTCCATACCCGAGCCCGGAATGCAACAAGGGCTCCGATGAAGGAGCCCTTGAAACGTCTGATTTCCAAGATCGGGGTGGCCGGATTCGAACCGGCGACCACCTGCTCCCAAAGCAGGAAGCGGCTGTCATCGAACATTTAAAGACGTGCTTGAAATGCCGTTTCACGATTCTGGATGTCCTGTCGATATGCACCGATTTCGGGGGATGTGTCCATAGTGACGTCCATAGTCGAGGGGTCGCCTGAAGCACAAAAAAGCCCCTCTCCCACCCCGCGAGGGGGAGGAAAGGGCACCAGGGGGGTGCCGTGGTGACACCAGGGGGGTGCCGTGGTGACACCCTGTAATACGCCCCGATGGTCATTCCGGGGCGCTTCGTTCGCGTTCAGCCTCCGAGCGCGAACGCGACCATCCCGACAACGACCAGGACCACGGCTCCACCCTCGACGCGGGCCCATCCCGGACGGTCCCACCACCGGGGCAGTTCTGGGTCGGGGGGCCAGGTCGCGCGGAGCAGCTCGGCATCCTGCGCCGCCTGTTCGTAGTTGAGGAGGTAGGCTCGCGGCAGGAGCACGCCGTCGCACCTGGCGACGTCGCCGGCGAGCTCGGGAGGCAATGCCTGGTCGCGCTGGATGTCGGCGACGGGGCACTCCTCCGGAGCCGGCGGGAAGGGCGCCGGCGGGGGAGGCGGCGCCGCCAGGGCGGCTGTCAGGGCGAGCAGGGCTGCGACCATCGCTCCTCCACGAGCGGCGCCAGGGGCACCGTGGGATCCGCCGCGGCCTGGACGAGGCGGCAGTCCGGGCAGGGAGGGCAAGGGTCCGGATCGGGGCAGGGAGGCGCGGAGCAGCGGCCGCCGACGAAGGCGATCGCGATCAGGAGGAGCGTCGCGCCGACCAGGCAGAGTCGGGTCCTCACCAGAGCCCCAGGGCCTTCCGCGCGACCGCCCAGTACCGGTCCCGCTCCGCCAGGCCGTTGAGGCCGCCATTGATGGCCCTGGTCAAGCCCTCGAAGTCGAGCCGATCCGCCAGCTCGTTGCACCCATGCATCCGCCAGTACCAGGCCGCGGTGCGGAAGCCGACGTCGGGTCGCGCCACCTGGTCGGGATTCGTCTCGAGTGCGAGGCCCAGGGCGGCGCCAGCGAGCCGGTAGTTCTTCCGCCCCGTGAGCTGGATGGGCCCGCGGCCCTTGTACCGGCGGCCGTCCCCCGGCTGGGTATTTCCAAGGTCCAGCCGGCCCTCGTAAGCCGCCCCGGAGGCGATCTCCTCCATGTAGCGCAGCTCCCCGGACTCATGCGCGAGCTGGGCAAGCCACGCGGCCTCGCGCTCGGGAGTCGTGATGCCGGCCTCGGCTGATGCCCACTGGAGGTGGGGCAGGAACAACTCCGCCCAGGCGCGGGGGCAGTGGGGCATGACGGCGAGGAGGAGGGAGAGGGTAATCATCGGATGGGCCCCTGCGATGGAGTGGCGGCAATGGCGAGTTCGACGGTCTCATACTCGTCAGTCTGCTCGGACCCCCTCCTCTCCGCGCCGTCCCAGGCCTGCCGCCGGCGGAGGAGGACGACCTGCACAGGGCCGTCGAGGCGAACGGGGACAGCAGGGATCCGGATCTTGCCGAGGATGACAGCGCCCGCGATGAGCCCGGCGAGGATGGCCCCCGGCACGCCTCCTTTGTCGAGGAGGGCGAGTGCCACCTGGGCCTCCCATGAGCTGGAGGTCGCCGCCAGGGCGGGTTCGTCCGCCTGCGCGGACGTCCCGACGCCCATGAGCAGGGCCATGCCGAGGAGGAGAAGGAAGCGGATACGGAGGAGGGGGGCGAGTCGCGACATCAGGCGTCCCTCATGGTGTGTAGGTCCACAGGAGGTAGCTGGGGGCTGCGGGTCGGGAGCCAATTTCCACGGCCTTCACGACGAACTGATCGCCGCTGATCGCGCCCGGAACGTGAATCTGGAACACGATCTCCCCATCTGCATCGCTTCGGATGATGGCGTCGGTTGGATCTCCCGTCGCGCCGACGGTGATGAACGTGCCTTTGGATATAGCGCCCTGAAAATGGACGATGGCATCATTCCTGTCCATGGCGTCACTGCGGAGCTCGACGAAGAAGTCCCTGTTTCCCGTGACGGGGACTCCATCGAGATCCTCGGCGACGATCGTGCAGGTGGCCATCGTCGGTTCCACGCTGATGGCGGGCCGGATCGGTTTGATGGCGTCCGCCAGCTTCTCGTTGGTGATGGCCTCGTCGAGGATCTGGGACGACCCCACATCATCCGCCTTGATGGGCGTCCGGATCCGGTAATCGGTCACGTCCCCGGGATCGATGGTGACCACTCCGCTGTTGACGTACACCTCCGCCAACACGATTGCGCCTGAAGGGGTCGCTGGCGGTACTGGGAAGATGCCAGGTGTACCCGGCACGACCACGACCGTTCCATCATTTGTGGCGACCACCCTGTCCTTGCGCTTGTTGGGCGCAACGGGGGCGGTCGTGATTGTGAGTCTCTGCGCCTTGTACCAGTAGGCGGACCCGTTGATGACGGCATCTCCATCGTTCCCGACGTCGATGTAGACCTCCATCGCCGAGCCGTTCGCCTCGATGAGCAGCTCGTCGGTGCCTGGGATGAAGTCCTGGAACCACCCCTCCGGCACTCCGCGGAGGAGCTGCTGGGAGAGATAAAGTCTCGGCCGTGTATCCACGACGCCGACGGCGCCCGCGGTCGCCGGCACGCGACACTCGGCGATCTTGATGTAGCCGGCCGGCGTACTGGGGATCGCGGGAGAGGCCGCCGGCGTCCCCTTCACGACCTGAAGCGTGTAGTACCAGGCCCGCCGGGTGTCGATGGTCTGCGTCGTCACCGTGCCCGTGCTCGGGTCCCGGATGGCATCCGATACGGATTCGTCGTCGGCGGTCGCCGACGCAACGCAGATGATGTCGATTCGGGGATCGGCATCATGGGCGTCCAGCGTCGTCGTCGTCGCGAGCGGAATGGCGATGGGTTTCAGATGGGTGTCGAACTTGTCGCTCGCGGCCGGGTCGTAGTAGAACCCGAGTCCCCGGGCGATCCCCATCGTGAGTCCCGCGGATACGCTCACGAGGCAGGAACTGCCGAAGAACCCCGATGCGGGCGCGTGGGAGATGGAATCCCAGATCACCTCGGCCAGCAGGTGGAGGGCCGAACGATCGGCGATGAGTCCGAGATTGTTCAGGTCGCTGTACTGGAGGCGCTCCCCCTCGTTGAACAGGCGGATCCCACCGGGTTGCGCGCGCGTGTTGGCCATGGACTACTCCAGGATCATGAGCCAGCGGACCCCCGCGGCTCGGAGACGTTCGACCTCGGCCACGATGGCCGGGTAAACGGGATGCTCGGGACCGGCGCCCAGGAAGGCGTCGTCGAGGAAGGCGTCGTCGAGGAAGGCGTCCCCCCAGGCGGCCTCGCCCAGCAGGGGAACGAACAGATAGAAGGTGTTCCACTCGCCCAGGATGCGCTGGTCGTCGAGAAAGTCGAAGTCGAGCCAGAAGGCCCCATCCTCGTCGAACCACTCATACAGGACCGCTTCTGTGGCGGTGTAGGGCTCCAGGAGTCGGTTGACGGCGTCCAGGATCGCCTGACAGGTGAGCCGATCCTCGACGTTGCGGAGTCGCCGGCGCACCGAGACGTCGGTCTCGTGGGTGGCCCGGGAGAGGCCGTATCCGCGAGCCATGAGTGTGAGCCATTTCCCCTCGGCGCCACCGATGGTCGAGGCAAGGGCGAGGTCCTCATTGACCTGGCGTGCCCGATCGAGGGCGGCGGCGACGCCGGCGAGGATCTCTCGGGATGCCGAGAACCCCGGCGGCAGGAACCGCTCAATCTGTGCGACGAGTACCGCGATGGACACGTCAGCTCTCCTCGACAATGGAGATCGTCAGATCCTCGGGGTTCACCCGAATAGCGTTCTGGGGCAGGGTGGGTGACCGATATCTTGCCAGGGGCGACCACGGAGTCATGAGACAAACGGCTATGTCCACGATGTCGTCGGAAACCGACATGGCGGCATGGTTGATCTGGGAGAAGTACAGCGTACAGTTGGGCGCCAGGCCATCGGTGACGGCGAGCGTCGCCGTCCGGATGGCCGCCCGGAGGGTCTCTTCGTCCGCACCCACTCGCACGATCACGGTCAAGACGAGGGAGATCTCCTCCCGCTCCGAGGCAAAGGCCTGCACCCAGACACCCGCGGCGCGCCAATTTTCCAGCTCCACCTCGACGTCGTCCACCAGGGCGGTGTTGGCTCGGCCGTCCGGGTCGCCTACGTAGACGGCCACGTACCCTCCATCGGCCGGGAGGATGAAGTCCTCGTCCACCGTGGCATATTCGACGCCTGGGACCGTCGTGGCGCCCGTAACGAGGGCCTCCACGGTACCCTTCCGGAGTGTCTGGAAGTATCTCCGGATGCGCACCCGGAAGCGATCGTCCGACTCGGCTACACGCCCGCCGACGAACCGCTCGGCGTTGGTCACCGTCGCCGTAGAGTCACCGGGAATGGTGTCCACGATCGTGGTGAGAGTCCCGTCCGCCAGGTTCCCTGTGGTGCCCGTCCGAGTGCACGTGGCGCGCACGGTGATGGTGTTCGCAAGGGCAGCCATCTCCGCGTCCACGTCCGTGGTGACCTGCACCTTCTGCCCATCGGTGCCGGTGCCCTCCACAGTGGTCCCGGCGGGGACCGTAAGGGTGCCCGTAGATCCTCCGCGGATGAAGGTGAGCTTGCCGATGGAGGCCTGTGCCGCCTTTCGCGTGAGCCCGAAGCGGTCCAAGGCCAGGGCATCGAGGTCGGCGCCCGTGGCGGTGTCCACGAACTGGGCGTTGAACTGCGAAATGCCGATCCGGATCACCTCGTCGGCCAGGATGGCTGCTGCGCCAGCCATGGCGTCGAGATTCGACCCCTCGTTGAAGTCCGTGAGGTTCGGGTTCCTCGACTGGATCTCCTCCCGGGCGGCCTGGTACAACTCCGCGAAGGTGGGCACGGCGAGAGTCATGCGGCGTACTCCACAGTCATGGTGTCGGTCTCGATGTCATCCGCTGGACGATAGCTGAGGGTCACGGTGACCGCCTGGCTTGCCGTCGGGTCATCCGGAAGGCCCGCAACGACGGCCACCTTGACGTCCCGGACACGGGAATCCCGGAGGATGTTGGAACGGATGGCATTGGCGAGCTGGGAGCGGACGGCAGGTGTGAGCGGTCGCTCGAGGTAGAGCAGCAGGCCGCACCCGTACTCGGGTCGGTGAACGAGTTCTCCGGGGGCCGTCAGGATCCGTCGGCGGATGGCTGACCGGAGGTTCTCGCGGCCGGACTGGCTGGGGATATCCCCCGAGGCAGTCACCTGGAGGATCTCGTCCTCGGTCTCGGAGAGGCGCAGGTCGGTCCCGAAGCGGGCGATGTCGGCAGAGAGGGCCATGGTTACACGTACCTCAATTGCAGACAGTCGCAGTCCGCCGAGTCGGAGCCGCCGACGGCATGGGCCGATATCGCGCCGCCGGTGTAGATCGTCCGACCGAGCCGGGATTGGGGGCCCCGTCGGATCCCGCGCAATTCTCCAATATCGTCATCAGTCACGGCCTCCAGATACCAGATAGGCGCCCGCGACCATTTGCCCGATGGCTTTTTGTAGCTGGTAGCAACCGTGCCCGCTCGACGGTTATGCGCTCGATGGGCCGTCAGTAGGGTAGACGTACCTGGAGATAGGTAGTTTATATGCCCATATCCTACGGATGGCGAATAAGTCGCCGAGAAGGTGCCCGCGGAGGCGGTGGAGTCGAAGGTCGCAAGGATGGCCGAAGACGAGGAGGTGATGAATCCATACAGTCTTCCATCGGCCTCCGCATCAAGGGCGTCTGCAGACATCGGATCCCACAGGGCACCGATGATGACCCCGTAGTAGGAAGTGCCAATCTGAAGGATGATTGCGATGGCCTCGGTGCACTCATAGCACCGGACCTCGCCCATCGTTCCGCCCGTCGTTGCGGCGGAAATTCTCGTGAATTTCGTGATGCGCGCGCTGGCTCCGAGCGGTGTCACGCCATCCCAAGTCGCGAGAGTGCCTCCGTTTGAGCTGACGAGGGCCAGGATGGCATTCGCAAGCCAGGTATCCGGACTTGCCATCTGCGGAGTCTTGGCGCCGTTGTAGCCGGCGACAACCACGACGGCATTACATCCGGATCCGGATGGCGGATGGAGGGAGAAGGCCTCCAGCGGCGTTCCCTCGGTGAGTCCCACAGACCACGCGCGCCCTGTTCCCGGCGTCCGAGCGGCGCCGTGGAAGTCGACTACGGACTCAAAGGCGGTCTTGATTGATGTCAGGACGGTCGAGGCGGCATTATCGGCCGGAATTTGGTCGGGGAGGCGGCGCCATGTCAGATCTGCGAGCGCCATGTCAGCTCCAGGTGACGTCGGAGATGACGTCGGCGGATGAGTATTCAATGGCCTGGACATCGAGGTCGAAGACGACGAGCATCCCCGCCAGCGTTGCCCACACGAGCTTCCCCGGTAAGCTCGCATCGACGGTCAGCACCTGGCCGTGGCTCCCAACCGGCAGCCGCGTCGGGGAGGTGCTGTCGTGGTACTCGACGTCGCCGGCCGTCGTCACATGGGCCGGCCCGGCCGGCCCCTCGGGACCCTGGATGCCTTGCGGCCCTCCCGGTCCCTCGATGCCCTGTGGTCCCACCGCGCCTGCGGGACCTTGGGGTCCAACCGGCCCTGCGGGTCCGATGGCGCCATCATCCCCGCCCTCCGCCAGTAGCTCCCATTCGGCCGAGGGAGGCTCGGAGTTGGTGTTCTCGGCAATGGCGACGTAGCTGGAGCCCTCGTGGCTCACGGCATCGTCCACAAGGTAGGTCTCGGCGGCCGACCAGGCGCCGCGCCAGTTGACACCCCCGGCACCCCCGGCGGTGCCGTACTCGATGCCGCGGCCGATGACCTCGAACAGGCCGGCCTTGAAGGCGTCCGACTGCGCCTCATAGGCATCGCCGAGAACTTCCTTGGCCTGGGTGTCCAGGTAATCGCGGATCTCTTCCGAGGTGGGCACGGGCTACTCCGAGCGGAGCGCGGCGGCGCGATAGAGTGTGGGCAGGTTGGCGATGAGTGCGGCAAGGTTGGTAGTCGGCAACCCGAGGGCAGCCAGGGCTGCCTGCACCTCGGTGAGCGCGGCCTGCATGTCAGTGAGGAGGGACTCCAGCACCACGGCCTCGACGACGGCCGCCGGAGAGGTCCGGACCTCCATGCCGTTGACCTGGACGACCGAGACTCGGTCATTGTTCCACCCCGAGGGGGGGAGATTCAGCTTCGACGTGACGCCGGCGAGCGCGACGGCCCGATTGGGATCGCCGTCGGGCATGAACAGCAGCACCTCGTCATCGACAGCGACGGGTACCCACATCCCCTCGCCCGTGGCGCCGCCGATGAGCCAGGCCGGGCGCGCCTGGAGCTCCACGTTGAGGCTGGGGACCAGGACCGTGAGGAGGAGTCCCCACGTGGTGGAGGTCTCCACCTTGGTGACCTGGCCGAGGGTGAACCAGACGCGGCCATCGCCCGTGATGCCCTGGAGGCTTCGCTCGATGCCGCCCATCAGACCACCCCGATGTAGTTGATGAACGCGACGGTGAGGGTATAGCCCTCGTCCCGAGTCCACCGGTGCCGCGCCGAGGCGACGTAGAACTCCGCGGCGAGTTCCTGCGCCTGCTTCCAGCTCGTCACCAGGGCGGTGGCGATGGCGATGTCGAAGGCCCGGGGCGGGCTCGTCAGGTGCACGATGGCCTCCGACGACGACATGCCGGCGATGGATGTCTGGAGCGTCGACCCGAGCACAACCGTCAACGTGTCGCCGTTGGCGAGGGTGGGGAGGTCCACCTGTCCTGAGAGGTCGACCATTTCCTTCGTTTCGAGCTCCCCCTCGACCTGGCTCCGGGCCATCTCCTCCCAGGCCGCGTAGGCCATGTACTCGAGGTGGGCCTGGGTGTAGCAGCCCTGGACGAAGAGGGGGACGATGGGGGCGGAGTCGGTGGAGGCCTTCCCCGTCGTGGAGACCTTCTTCCGGATGACGACCGGGGTTGCGGGGTAGCGGGCCGTCAGGAGGGCTCGGTTGACCTCGTCCCAGCAGCGGATCTCCACCTGGATGCTCCGAGGATCCTTGAAGTCGCGCTTGTAGGACAGCTTCGCGACGTTCTCGCCGTAGAGGAACGAGGCCTTCCGCCCTCCGAACGCCCGGGAGAGGCCGTCGGCCTCCCAGAGGGGCTTCGTGGAGAAGTTGTCGGGGGTGAGAACCAACAGCCTGTCGAGCTCGATGACGGGGATGAACCCCACCCGACCGCACAGGTCGACGAGGATCGTCCAGACGTCGTCGTTGGCCTGGGGAGCGTAGACCTTCCGGCCGATGATGTCGGCGAGGACCAGGTCCATGTCCGCGTCGGGGCTGGCCTCCAGGGACTTGAAACCATCCGTCCCGGGCACGCTCATCACGATCTCGAGGAGGACATCGCCGAGACGTCGATCGACGTCGATGGCGCCACCCGTCCACGGCCTGTCGAGGAAGAGGCTCGTGTAGTCGCGGCCGCGGAACCTGACGACCTCCCCCGACTCCTCGAGGCTGGTCTCCGGCTCGTCCACGTACCCGAGGAACGCGCGGAAGCTCTCGTCGTCGAGGGAGATCTCCGTGGTCGGGTCGCCCACGTCCCCCAGGTAGATGCCGACCAGGACGGAGCGGATCATCCTCGGGTCGATGGGAAAGTCGCGATGATCGAGCTCGAGAGAGAACGTGTCCGCCTGGCGGTAGCCGTTGCGCTCGATCTCGACCGAGCGGGGGATCACCGGGAACGCCGGGGGGATGACTTCGCCCGACCCGTCGGCGAAGTCCTCGAGCAGGATCGTCAGGACGACCCGGCAGCGGGGGTAGGTCGCGTGACGGGGCATCGTGGTAGAACCTCACTGGACACTGAACGGAGGGTTCGTTCGAGGTCGCCTGGGAGACCAAGAAATAGCTAGGCTACCTTCTGCCCATGAGCAGGAAACCGAATCCACCGAAGACCGCTCTTGGAGCCGCCATCCGTGCCCGACGCGACACGACGGGTGAAGCGACCGCCGAACAGCTCGGAATCTCCAAGGTGACACTCTACCGACTTGAACGAGGCGACCACTCCCCCACGGCCTCGACGGCACTCAAGCTGGCCCGCTGGCTCGGGTGGACGATGGAGCAGGTGGTGGAGGCGGCGGCCGCCCCCACCACACCTCCGGACCCGACCTGACGAGGTAGGAATCCCCCGCGCAGCGCCCTTCCATGTCTGAACCCGTGGGCGCCTGGCGCGGGAGGAATCGAAGATGGGAAAACAGGAAGTCATCGAGAAAAGCGACTTCTCGACCGTCGCGAACGAAGACCTGATCTGGAGGCTCGCCTTCATCTACATGACGAACAGGGGTCTGTCCCTCACGGGCGCCATCGAGAAGGCGATGGACGAGATCCGCAGCGCCGCCGAGGGGTGGGAAGTCAAGGGCGAAAGCAGGCCGAGGCAGATCGGTGACACAGTCGCCCGGTGGACGGAGACCACCTTCATGGTCATCCGCCTTTCAGAAGGACACATCGAGTCGAGGACCGAGACGCGGAAAGAACCAGTCAGTTCCTGATTATCGTGGGTCCAAGTCTCTCCAGGCCGAGGTTCTCACGCAGTTCGTCATAGAGCAGGAAGAGGACGACCGGAAGACTCGGGTAGTTGAACTCGAGGTATCTGTTCAGCTTCTTGAACTTGTCCTGGAGGTCCTCTATCGAGCGCGTGGCCGGCTCTCGGGCCGGACTCGTGTCCCGGAGCTTCTGGTACAGGGGAACCATGGTTTCCGCCTCTTCGCGGTTCAGTCCCAGGCCCATGAAGTACTCGACGTCGCTCATGTTGATGTCCTCGGGGAATCAGGTCCGCCGCGTCTCGAAGCCGCACGACTTCAGGATCTCGGTCATGCGTGGCTCCACGGCGACTGGGCGGGAAACCCGGCGGGCTGGGTAGAGTCAGGCGGACAAGGCCTTCTTCGCGCGACGTTGCCACCACTGGCTGCCGGAGAACGAGATCACTCCGTTCTGGCGTCTGAGCCATTCGGTCTCGCCGTTGTGGAGGAGGACCAGATCCCCTGTGCCAGCCTGGAGCAGAGCCTTCATGGCGTTGATGATGGCCTTGACCATAAGTTCGGAGCTGCCCCCGCACATTTCTTCGATGAACACATCAAAGTCCGCGTTGATGTTGTAGATCTTCCTCAATTCCTCGGAATCCGAAGGCCTGAGCGGCGTGCCATGGGCATACAGGAGACCCTGGTTGGCGCTGGCCACCCGGTCCACTGGTTCTTTGAAGTCCTGGCGTTTGATGAGGGTGAAGAAATGCATGGTCCAATCATAGAATCCGAAGGACCCTGCCGTCAACTACCGCCAGTACTTCCATGAGACCTTCGAGAGGATCTTCCTGGAAATGTCGAGTGATGTCCTCTACGGAAAGATTTGGTGCATCCGTGAGGTTGAGAATGAAGCGTCTGGCTTGCTGGGCTTTGATCTTCCCGTCGAAAGTCCGTCGAACGGTGTTCAGATGCCCGGGCTTCGGGGAATAGCAGTCGAAGATCCGACCCTCGATCCCATAATCTGGGTTCTTTTGGTCCTTCTTCTCTGGAAGCTGCATGATGTCGAAGCCTGCCTGTGCCACCATGATGGCGGCTTCATTCTCACGTCTGTCGCTTCGGGCGCTATCGGAATCCTTACGGATCTTCCTGGGGATGCCGCCAGGCCTCGCATTTGGATCTGGTTGCCTCGATGGCACGGTCAGCCCTGTTGGAGCCTCGGGGATTCTTGCCCCTCCCGTCCTTGGCGCCGCCTCTCGCACCTTCACTGGTTCCTCATCCGTCTCCGCCGGCCGCCCACGACGCGCCTTCGGCCTCCACTTCGGCCTCTCAACCGGCGTCCGGTCCATCTCCTCCCAGCTCGACCTCCAGGGCGTCATGCGCCCACGATCGTTGTAGTGGGCGGGGTGCATCGACCCCTTCCAGGTAGACCCCTCCTTCCTCCAGACGATGCCGCTGGCGCGCTTGCCGATGGCCTTCGCCGCGGCCTGGACCTCCGAGTCAGGAACCTCCCACTCGCCGGGAACGTGCTTGTCACCCACCTGGACGGTGATGGGGGCGATCTTCCCGTCCAGGGCCCGTGAGAAGGGGTGGTTCCGCTTGTCGAGGTACTCGTCCGCGCGCTTCACCAAGGGGTCGGGGCGGTCGGGCTCGTCGGCGTCGAGGACGTTGGAGGCCTCTTCCAGGGACGCCTGGTGGCCCTCGTTGTAGGCCCGCGACATCTCCATCCGGGCGATGAGTTCCGCCCGGTGGCGCATGCCGGCGAAGACGGACTGATCCGTGCCGACGATCCGGTCGACCACCTGGTCGAGGGTGAGCTGGCGAACGACCCCGCCCACCAGCTCCGCCTGGATCTTGGAGACCAGGTCGCGACCGTAGCGCTGAATGCTGTGCTGGTGGAGGAGGAGCCCGTCCTGCTGGACGAACCGCTGGAGGGCCTGCGTCTCGATGCGGGTGGACAGTTCCGTGAACTGGTCTCGTTCCGCCCGTCCGACGACTGCGAGGAGGTCCTCGAGCGCCTGGTCCCGCTGACGGCGCGTGGCGGCGTCGAGGACGGTCCCCAGGCGTCGCTCGAGGCTGCGGATGCCCCCCTCGACCTGCGCCATCGTCGAGCGGAGGTAGGCCGCCGAGAAGGGGGTCTTGCGGTCCGCGCCGGTCCGGACCATCACGTCGAGCTGCTCACGCAGCTCCCGGCGGGCGTCCTCATAGGCGCGCAGGAACGCCCGGGCGTCCCGGTCGGAGAGCCGATCCAGGGCAGCGCCCTGCCGATCCAGGAGGTCCCGGATGCGGAAGCGAGCGGGCATGGACTACGCCTTCGACGGGATGGTCAGCACCTGCCCGGAGGTGAGCGGACCGGCCTCGAGGCCGGGGTTGGCGTCGAGGAGCCTCGGCCACTCGCGCCAGTCGCCGAGGTAGCGGGCGGCGAGGCGCTGGAGGGTATCTCCGGAGCGCACGGTGTGGAGCGTCCGCGTGGACCCCTGTTCGAAGTCCCGGAGCAGCTCCCAGAGCCGGCGGAGCTGGTAGCCGGCGGAGCCCATCGTGTGGCGGACCTCCCGCTCCCAGCGCCACAGGGCGAGGGTGTCGTCCGCGCGGTCCGCCGTCTGGAGATCCTCGACGTCCACGAGGTCGAGGTTCGTCCGGAGGGTCCGGATGTCGTCCAGGTAGCCCTGCACCTCGGCGCGGAGGTGGCGGATGGTCTGTGCCGTCGCCTTGCCCTGCCGGAGGAGCGTATCGACGCTCGCGATGGCCGTGCGGACGCCCGCGGAGATGGCACCGGCGTCGGCGTTGAACGCGGCGACGGTTCTCACGAGATCACCATGGACGCCAGGTTGGCGATGGCGATGGCGTCGTCGAGCAGGTCGAGCAGGCGAAGGGCGGCGTCGCTGGCGGCCATGATCTGTTCGAGGGAGACCTTCGGCTGCTGGATCGCCAGGTAGAAGACCTCGTCCGCTTCGTCTGGGGCGAACGTGATTATGCAGCCGATCATCGACTCCCGGTGGTAGCTGGGGACGACCTTGGTGACGTAGCCCCGGCGGACGAGGAGGGTCCCCCAGGCCAGCTCACACCAGGCACCGCCCTGGACCAGGCCGCGGAGGGTCTCCACCTGGCCGATGGCGCCTTCGTCGAGCAGCGTGAGGGCGTCGTTGAAGAAGCACCGCAGCTCGATGTCGCCCTCCTCAATGCCGAGGATCTGCGTCGAGACGCCCGACGAACCCGGGTAGCGGGTCCGGACCATCCGCATCGAGACGGGTGCCTCTACTCCTTGATCCGGAAGATCCGGACCTTCCAGGGTGACCGAGCGCAGGTCTCCCTCCAGCTCGCGGATGGTGACGGGCCGTCCATCAGCGGAGCCGGACATTGGGGATTCCTACAGAGCGGGGGCGAACCGACGACGCGACTGACGGCGGTACTTCTCGACGTGCTCGATGGCCGAGTCGAAAGCGCGAACGATCCGGACGGGATCGTCGTTGGCCTCGATGCGCTGGTTGATCGTGACCTGGCCAATGTTCACGACGGGGGGTTTCGTGGTGGGGAGGTCTTGCTTGGGACCCTGCCATTCCGCAGGGGTATCGACCTCTTTGGGCACCCACATATCCTTCGTCAACGCCCAGGCGTCCGCGGCGGCGCCTGTGATGTCGGTCTTCAACGTGTCGAGCACGCCGATGTCGCCGTGGAAGATGGCCACGATGGCCTTCCCGATGAATCCCAGGACGCGGAATAGCAGGCCGAACGCGGTCACGACAGTCGCCGAGACCTTGACCATGTCGGTCATCGTCCCAATGATGCCGCCGATGACGCCCACGATGGCGGCGCCGACGATGTTGAGGGCGCTTCCGCGCGCGGTGAGCATTCCGAAGGCCGATCCCAGGTCGCCGATAGCGGCCATGAACTGCCGGGCCTCGTCGCCGAGCCAAATGAGGAGCCCCGGGAACTCCCCGATCGCACCCTTCACGGCCAGGAACGCACCTGCCACGATGAGGAGCGGGCCCGCCAGGGCGCTCAAGCTGCCCATGATTCCGCTCAACGAGCCGCCGAGAGCAGCCAGGACGCCGCCACCTCCACCGGCCTTGACGACCCCACCCACCACAGCGAGCTCCCGCGTGAGGTACGGCATGCCGCTGGCGGCCACGCCCGCCCCGACCCTTGCGGCGGCGCCGCCAAGGGGAATGACCTGGGCGACCGCCGCCGCCCCCACGAGCGCGGCGTAGGTCCCGGCCTGCTTGACCAGGTGGTCCCAGAGGGCGACGAGCTTGGGGCCCCAGGTGTCGGTGATGTTCTTGATCTGGACCTGGTGCTCCTTGAACCAGTCGTTCACGTCGCGGAGCTGTTCGGTCCACTTGTCGAACAAGGGCCGGGTCACGTCCGCGATGACGCTCTTTACGCTGTCCTGGAAGGTGCTCATCTGGGCGTTCCAGGACTTGCCCATGAGCTCGATAGCGGGTCCGAACTTTCCGAACGCGGCCAGAAGGGTGGTGAGCCGATCGGATTGGCTCATGGCGTTGAACTTCTTCTGTGTGACCCCTGATGCTGATAGGGCCTGCATGACGACGGGCGTCTCGGTGGGGTTGGCCCCCTGGAGGATGGCCTGGGCGACGTCGGCAGGCCCCAGGGCCGTCCCTTCGGCGCCGTACAATGCTCCGGCGCCGGCGATTGCCAGCTTGTTCAGCTCCTTGATCTGGTCGAGGGAGCCCCCCGCGCCGAGGCCCGGGGACAGCAGGCGCTGGAAGCCCTGTGTGTAGTCGTTCAGCTCGCCGACGCCCGCCGCGGCGTCCTGCTTGAGGCCCTGGACCAGCTCCCGGGCTCGCGCCAGGGTCGTGTTGATGGGCGCGCCCGTCTGCACGTTGAGCAGCGCGGCAATGCCGTTGGTCGCGTCCTGCGCGGTGGCGTGAAGACCCACGATGCCCTTCACCGCCATCCCGACCCCCGCGGCGCCGCCGACGATGGCGAAGGCGCGGGAGAGGATGCTGGTGATGTTTGCGCCCGTGCGCCGTGCGTGCTCCTGCACCCCGTCGAGGTGGCGTTCCGCGCCCGACGCGCCGGCCCCTGTCGCATCCTCGGCGACGATGCGTGCGACGATCTGGTAGTCATCGGCCATCGTCGTCTCCGTTGCGTCCGTTCTCGTCCTGGACGATGCGCCCCAGGGCGTCGTTGAAGGCGTTGAGCTGTCGCAACGGCCAGGTCAGGACGTCTTCGAGTCGTTGGTGCCCGTACCTGCAGGCGTAGGCGATGGCGTCCCAAGTACGGGCTTCAATTCCCCCACGAGGTCGGCGCCTCCGGAGACATGGATCTCGTTCCATGCAGCGCCGAGGAGGAAGGTCTCTGCGACCGAGAAGCGCTGGTCCCAGCCCTTGCCGGCAAGCTCTGCCTGGCTCACGGTCCGACCGTCCACCTCCACGAGGGAGATGCGGACGGAATCGAGCAGGCCTGCGAAGAACTGGAGGGCCTCCCCCTTGTTGGTCCGCTGTGCCCGCGTCAGGGCCTCGGCCACCGTCTCGGGGGACTGCTCGGCGAGCACGACGCGGCGCCCATCCGGGAGGGTAGCCGTCCATCTCTCACCATCGGGGCCGATCTCCGGGCTCAACGTGCCGTGCATCCGCTCGACAGTTTCGTCGTTGGGCTCGTGGATGCGACCCCAGGCGATGGAGAGGGCGAACTGGTGCCGGGTGCGGGGCACCAAGGCGCGTAGCCGCTCCCCGGTGACGTCCAGGTAGCGGACGTCGTGCCCGTCCACCTGGCGGAGGGCATGTCGCACACACTCGAGGCGAGCGGCGAAGGCAGAGGCGCCCCGTCCCGCGCCGCGCATGGCGGTCAGGACCTCGGAGGGGGTCAGCTCGGCTATCACGACGGTGGGACCGCCGGGAATCGAGCATTCGAAGGCCTTGCGCATGGGGCTCCCGTCAGACGGCGATGCGATTGATCCCAGTCTCCATCTGGAGCTGGTAGGTGGTCGCCTGCCCCCGCTTCGCTTCGCGCGGGGCGCCGGTGACCTTGAGGTCGACGTAGAGGTAGGACTTCGACGTGAGGTCGCGGTAGCGGGTGGTCTCCTGCACGGCGAGGACGCCGGGGAGGCGGAGCGTCTCCGCGGAGATGATCACGTCCATCAACTCGTCGACGGCCTTCTTGGAGGTCTCGATGTCGATCTGGACCTTCCACCCCTCGGGCACGGTGTCGATGAAAACCGTGGTGGTTCCGAGCGGTTTGGTCCGGGTGACGCCGATGATGGGCTCCGCCTTGAAGCCCACGCTTTCGTAGGCCTGAATGACGATGCCGTCGTAGGTGATGACGATCGAGGTGTCCTTTCCCTCGACCGCGAGACTGGTATCAGGCATGGGATGCTCCTACGGGTCGCGTGGACCAGGTGAAGACGGATGCGTCGCGCTCGGCCGGAGACGACTACTCGCTGATGGTGACCGTTTCCCCGATTTCGGCCTTCAGCACGATTTCTTCCGCCATCGAATACAACTTGACTGCGAGGTAGGTGGTCCACCGTCCGCCGTCGATGTCCTCCTGGGTGTTCTGCGACCAGGGGTCGACCGAGAAGGACTGGAGGTGGGTCTGGGACCTCTCGTTGCCGAGGAACCGCTGCACGGCGGCGATGAACCCGCCGGTGTTGGGGCCGAGGACCTGGTCCGAGAGGACGAGATCCAACTGGGTCTCGACGTAGTGTTCCGCGAACCCGCCGATCGCGTCCATGAGGTAGTCGGTCATCCGCCGGCGGAAGATGCGGGTGCCGTCCACCGCGGTGGTGCGGCCACGGTAGAGGATGGCGCCGCCCATGGCGGTGGACATGAACCAAGGCACCACGCCCGCGGTGGAGAGGGCGTCCATCGTGGTCCGGGACGTGGCCTCGGTCTCCAGGCCGGTGATGCCGGTGAGGAACTTCGCGCCGCCGGCGCCACCCGGGGAGAGCCAGGCGTCCACGTTGGCGATGGCTGCCGCGGCGAAGGCGTTGCCGTCCACCTCGATCTCCGCGACGTTCGGATCGAAGAAGTTGGTGGTCTTTACCCGCGGCCAGACGTACACGAGGCGGTCGTCGGGGTAGTCGGCGACGTAGGTGATCGCGTTGGCCGAGGTCTGGCCGTCCACCGTGCAAAGCACCACGAGGCCCTTGTCGCAGGCCTGGACGTAGGCCTCGAGACCCGCGTTGACCGCGTTTAGCAGGGCGGAGGGGCACTCGGCGACGAAGAGCACCGAGACCTTTACGGACTCGCCGTAGAAGAGCTGGATGCCCTTCTCCGAACCGCCCGACCCGACGTAGTCGCCGGCCACCGCGGCCCCATCGGACCCCGTTGCGAGGGCCTCGGCCGAACCCGCCACGGGGAACACCGTGAGCGTGTTCTTCGTCACGGTGACGAAGGGGTCGTCCACCTGATCGACGTTGGCCACGGTGAGGTTTTCGTAGGTCGCCGAGTACTGGCTGCCGATGGTGATGACCAGGTTCCGCTTGAGCGCATCCAGGTCGGTGGCGGCCGTCCACTGGCGCTTGATCTGGTTGCCGAGCGCTCCGAAGCATTTCGCCGTGCAGGTGACGGTACCCGTGCCGGTATCGGTCTTGAAGGCCTTGACCTGGCTGGTGGCCCCGACGCGGACGATCTTGAGGCCGCCCTTCGTGAAGATGGGCTTGTTGAGGAGTGCCAGGATGGCCCGGTAGGTCGTGTAGTCCTTCACCGCCGCGTCGAACTCGTTGGGGTAGAACGTCGCGAAGAACTCGGCGGGATTGGTCACCGTGGTGATGACATCCACATCCCCCCAAGGCAGCTCCGCGACCATGCCGATGACGTTGAGGGCTTCGCCGGTCACCGAGCGGGGAGGCGAGACCTCCCAGAGGTTGACGCCGTAGCCGATGCCGCTGGCGCCGGTCACCTTGCGGACGAGGGATCCACCCATGATGCTGCTCCTCGGCCCAGAGGGCCGTCAGGTCGTGATTTCGATGGAGGCGCTGCTCGTGGAGCCTTGCGACTCGGCGTCGAGCTCGATGGCGATGGTGGCCGCGGGCGTCCACGCGACGGTGCCGACCTCGTCGGTCTGGACATCGAGCATCCACGTACGGCGCCACTCGCCGGCGGCGACGGATTCGCCATCGTCGGGGAAGTTCAGGGCCCGGGCGACCGCGTGCACAGGGCGACCCGGGGTGGTTGTCAGGACCAGGCCTGTCGTGAAGGGCAGGTCATTGTGCAGAACGGCGCCGACCGATGTGGCTGCCTGGTCACGCGCGTAGCGGTACTGCGCCCAGAGGTCGAGCTGTGCCCGGAACTTGAGGTTGGCGGTCTTGTAGGTGACTGTGATGCTCTCGGAGACCGTGGCCGCATCCACCTGGTAGGGCGAGACGGACTCGTGGTCGCCTTCGCCGGAGGTGAAGAGGGTCAGGACCGGGCCGGTCTGGAGGTCGAGGTCAACTCCGGGTTCCGGCCAGCCCCGGCGCACCCGGAACGATGAGCCGAGGGCGGACTGGAAGTAGGTGACGAGGGCGTCCAGCGCGGCGACGGCGGATTCAGTTGCCATGGCGCCGCTTGAGCCTCCGGAGCGCTTCCGTCTTGAACCACCGGCGCAGGTCGGGGACCAGGTCGGTCAGGATGTGGTGGGGGGGGGAGCCGGCGAAGTGGATCTTGTCGCGGATGTCGCGGGCGGCTTCCTCGGCGTCCTTCTCCTGCACCTGGCCGTTGGCCACCAACTTGCGATGAACCCAGGCCAGGATCGGTGCGAGGGGAGGCCCCGGGCGACCCGGACGCCGGCCGTACTCGATGACGGCCGCGTAGGGTGCATCGTTGCGCAGCTCGGCGCCGCCCGGAACCCGTTCGGCCTTCCAGGAGAGCTTGAAGGTCCCACGGTCCACGAGGCCCTGGCGGTCCGTCTCGGCGATGGCCTTCGCCAGCCCTCGTTGCGCGGTCTCGAGGGCTACCCTCGCGACGAGATCGCGGTCCCGCTCAAGCTGTCTTCTTAGCAGGGCGCCGATCTGGCCGGGCTTCCGGATGACGATGGCCATTCTCGGGCTGCTCCACCATCAGGCGGGTGGGCAACGGAGCGGGTTCTCCGTCGCCGTCGGGGTCGAAGTCCTCGTCGTCGATGTCCTCGTCGTCATCCCACATGCTGTCGAGGCCGATCTTCTTTTCCATGGCTGCCCTCTCAGGTGCGGGCAACTCGCTTGCGGAGCTGCACCCGCCACTCGAGGGGCTTCCTATCCGGCTTGCCGACGAGGAGGTAGCGTTCCCCGTCGATCAGCCAGACGACCTCCTGCCCAACCGTCAGGGTCCCACCGGTGAGCTGGGACTCGGTGTAGAGGGCGGAGATCCGCGAGACAGTCAGGTCGCCGTCCTGGTACTTGCCGGGCGCGGCAAAGACATGGTGGGGCGGGGGACTCGCCACCTTGGGCTTGGGGGAGAGGGTGACGTCGACATGGGACGCGGTGCCCTTGCCTACTTCTCCGCCCGACCAGGTGGTCTTGCGGACCACCACGGCGTGCATCCGGAACCCGAGCTCGTCGACCAGGCCTCGGGCTTCGTCCACGGTGGGGATGAGGTCGTCTCGGAGGGTCATGGGCTACCCACGACGGCAAACGCCGGCGGCGCCATTGCCCGACGAGAACACGTCCCGGTGGATCTCGATGTCGAGGGTCCCGGCGAGCTCGCCGGCGAGGCGCCGACCCTCGGCGCGAAGCGCCTGGATCTCACCAGGGCCAGCAAGGGTGATCTCCTCTGCGACGAGGACCTTCTGGCGGCTCCACGAGGACGTCAGAGCCGTCTGGATGGTGGCGAGCTGGGTGAGCAGACCCGTCACGATGGTTTCGCCATCGGCGGACAGGGAGATCAGGGCTCCCTCCAGCGCGTAGTGCCCCTGGCGGTTCACGTCGGGGAAACCCAGGAACCGCCTCACGGCGGCCTTGTTCGCGTTGGAGAGAGCCACAGATCACCCGATCAGGCGTGGATGAGGGTGGTCGAGGTCGCCGTGATGGCGCTGGGGTCGGAGGCCGCGACGGGGCGCCCGTCGTAGAGGGTGCCCTGGGCGGCGAGTCCGCCGCCGGCGTCGAAGTCGCAGGACGGCGAGGCGACGAAGCAGCCCACCGGGCACTTCGTGGACGTCTCCGCTGGGAGGGCGGCGATGGCGCCAGCACCCGACGCGGCGTTCGTGCCCGCGGCGAACGAGGCGTTGCCTCCGGCGTCCAGGTAGAGCCAGTAGGCCCTGTACTGAGCGCCCGTCGTGTCCGTCTCGCCGGCGAGGTTCCACAAGTTGTCGGTGGCCGCCTTCCGGTACACGACCCCGGAGATCATGTACTCGAGGTCGGCGTTGGTCCGGAGACGACCGGCGGTGCCGCCGTTGCCGATGGCGAGGGTGGTGTCCGTCGAGATGGCGGCGGGCGTCGCCGCGGTGACGGCCGCGGGAGCACTGGCGGTCTTGGCGAGGGCGGCGGGGTAGCCGTCGTAGAGGGTGCCCTGGGCCGCAAGACCGGCGACGCCGTTGAAGTCCGTCGAGGGTCCGGCGGCGTAGACACCCAGAACGGCCTTTGCGGCATCGAGGGTGGGGAGGGCGGCCACTGCGGCTTCGGCGCTGGTCTCGTCGGTACCGGCCGCGAAGCTCGCCGTTCCGGCGGCGTTCACGTACAGCCAGTAGGCGCGGTAGTGGGTGCCATCCGTGTCGACCTCGGAGTGGAGGTCCCAGACGTCGTCGGCCGCGGCCTTGCGGTAGTGGGACCCCGCGATGGCGAACTCGCTGTCGGCCTGGGTCTTGAGGAAGCCATCCGTGCCGCCGTTCGCGATGCCGAGGTTGGCCGTGGCGCTGATGGCCGCAGGGTCGGCGTAGGTGAGGGCCGCGGGATCGGCCGCGGCGGTCGGGCGACCGTCGTAGTAGGTCCCGTAGTTGTCGAGCCCGAGGATGTTGTCGAAGTCCGTGGAGGGCCCCGCGACGTAGACGCCAATGGGACACTTCGTGGAGACCTCGGCGGGCAGCGCCGCGATGGCCAGGTCCTCGCTCGTCTCGGTGTCGGCACCCGCCACGAACGTCGCGGTACCGGCCGAGTCCAGGTAGAGCCAATAGGCCCTGTAGTGCGTGGCGTCGGTATCGACCTCGGCCGAGAGGTCCCACAGGTTGTCGGTGGCCGCCTTGGTGTAGATCCGCCCGCCGATGATGTACTCCTGGTCGGCGCGGGTCTTGATCTTTCCGGCGGCGGCGCCGTCCGCTAGACCGAGGTTGGCCGTGGTGGAGAGCGTCGCCGGCGCCGTGGCGGTGATGGCGGGCTGGGACGCCAGGCCGGTGATTCCGTTGGGCCAGCCGTTGATGAAGTCACCCTGGCCGCCGAGCGCGTTGGCGAAGTTGCAGTTGTGCCCTGCGAGGAACACACCGATCGGGGCCAACGCTCCGCCGAGGGCGGGGAGGGCGGCGAGGGCGGCGTCCTCATCGAGCGCATCCGTCCCTTGCGACACGGTCGCCGTCCCCGCATAGTCCAAGAGCAGCCACACGGCCCGATGCCGGTCCGCCGCGACGTTGGGCAGGAGACCCGAGAGATCGAAGAGGTCGTCGGTGGCAACCTTGGCGTAGGAGATCCCAAATGCCTTGTAGTGGACGTCGCGCTGCGACTTGATCTTCCCGTTGGTCGTTCCGGCGGCGATGTCCGCGCTCGTCGTGGCGCCAAGGTTCGCCCGCTGGATGAGGGCCGTCAGGTCCGTCACGGTGTTTCCGTGCTGGGTCCGATAGTTGCCGAGGTCGACCACCGCGGCCGCGAGCTTCGTGCGGAGGTCCGTGAGGTCGGTGACGATGGCCGCCAGGGGGGACCGGGCGAGGGGCTGGGTGTTCACCCGACGCAGCGCAGCCATGAGCGGGGAGCGCAGCGCCGCGAGGTCGGCGCCTGCGGTCAGGAGCTTCGTCCGGACGGCCGTGACATCGGCGATGAGGGCCGCGTGCGGCGCCCGGGCGACCAGGCCCGCGTTGAATCGGGCAAGGAGGCTGGTGATGTCGGTGACGAGCTTGACCACCTCGGCCCGACCCGCGGTGTAGTCGGTGATGAGCGCAACCACGGGCGTCCGGAGGACTCCGAGGTCGACGATGATGGCGCCGAGCTTCTGCCGATCGAGCAGGGCGGTGTTCACGCGGCGGATGGCCGCGACGGTGCCGGTGAGTCCGGAGGTGTAGTCGGCGAGGATGGCCTCGACCTGCGCCCACAGGGCGTCGAGCTCCTCACGGCCGCCGGTCTTGCGTTGGGTTCCCATGGTGACTCCTTGAAAGCGGGCGTGAGGCCCATGAAAGAGAGGCTGGCCCGCGGGCGCTGACGCGACTTCCGCGGCCAGTGGCGAAACGATGGGACCGGAAAGGTACGGGCCGCGCCCGTTCTGGCTCATCCGGCCCCGGGAGGGTCAGGATCAGGTGAGGGTGAGCTTGCTCGCCCGGTTGCGGTGCTTCAGGCGGAGCTGGCCGTACCACTTCACCATCATCTTCTGGCTGTCGCCGGTCTTGGCGAGCGCCTCGATGTAGGGCTGCAGGCGGCTGGAGCCACGCACCAGCATGGCGGCCACCTCGTCGATCTGGAGGTTGACGCCGGTGAGCTGCTTGATGGCGGCCCGCAGGACCTCCGGCGACACCTGCGACGATGCCGGGGGGACCTGGCGGTACGAAAGGGTGGAGCTGTGCAGGGCGTGGAAGGTGGCCGCCGTGCAGTGCCTGTCTTCGATGTAGGGGATGCCGTCCACCTCTACGGCCCGGAAGCCGCCGGCGGCCTTGAGGTTGACCGTGCCCCTGGCCTGCGTGGTCACCTGGTCGATCATGATCCGAGTCTGGTCGGTGAACAGGGCGCAGACCGCATCGAACACCGTACCCGGGCAGGTCACGAACTCGGGCCACATGCCGCAGTTGTCCTTGAAGGGACGATGGAGCTTGGTCCGGAGGTTCGCGATCGAGAGGGAGGCGGTGGCCAGTGTCTGGACGCCGGCGGCCCATTCGCTGTAGGTTCCCTGGTCGACGCCCGCATAGACTCCCGTCGCCGTGACAGCCCGGGCGAGTCCTTCGATCTGGACGGGGGAGGCGACGACGCTGCCGGAGTAGGTGTGGCCGGAGAGAACGAGGGCGAGCTCGTCGATGGCGTCGTTGATCTCCTCGGCGAGGGGATCGTTGCTCATGCCCGGCGTGGCGTTCTGGACGCCGATGGCCTGGGAGAGGCCGCTCACCTTCGCGAAGGCGAAGTACTCGGCCCAGGTGAGGGAGGCCTGCGCCCGGGCGTTCGTCGAGAAGTCGCCGTCGACCGCATCGAAGCCCTCGGCCTTGGCGCCCGCTGTGGAGCGGCCCGTGAACTTCGCGGTCCACAGGCACGAACTGTTCCGGTCGTTCTCGACCGCGAGCAGATTGGGCAGGACAACCTGCCGGTTGATGTTGTTGGCCATCGGGTCCGCGTAGACGGTCGAGAGGACGGCCGAGATGGTTGCCAGCGTGAGGGCGGCCATTTCTACCTCGTATGTGCGGCCGGGTGGCCGTGGGTGACGGGCTTTCGCCCAGGATCAGGGCTCGCGCCCTACTCGGAAACGTTCGCGCCCATGACGGCGGCGCCGATGCGCCCTCGGAGGGACGCGACATCGACCTTGCCGTCCGCGCCACGCACGATCGGGCGGGATCCGGCGCCGTCCCCCGTGCCCTGGACATTGGTGGGCGGGAGGAACGCCTTGCCATCATCGGTCTTGATCCAGGCGGTGGCGCCCTCCTCGAGGGGGAGGACCGCGGGCTGGCCGTACTTGTCCTTGCCCTTGAAGCCGGGCGAGCCGTCCGCGGCGAAGTCGAGGACACCATCCTGCTGGAGCACCGCCATGGCGTGGCGGATGCGCTCGGTCGGTACACCAGCCTTCGCCAGGGCATCCTTCGCCGCGGCGTGGAGCTGGTCGCGCCTGCGGGCGTTCTCGGACTCCTCGCGGGCCTTGTTTGCGTCGACGAGCTGCTTCTCGACGGCCTGGAGGCGCGCGTTGGCGTCGTCCTTGGCGTCGGGCTTGAACTTGCCGTCCGCTCCGCGGCCGTCGCCATCAGGCTTCTTGAGGTCCTTGGTGGCCTCGGTGACCTTGGTGGCGATGGTCTCGTCGATCTTCGCCAGGGCCGGCTTGAGGCCTGCGGACACCGCCTCGCCGATGGTGCGGGTGAAGGCGTCGCCCGTGAGCGAGCCGTTGATCATCTCGGTGATCTTGTCGAGATCGGCCTTGTCGAGGGCCATGGGAAACTCCGGTTACGCCGCGGGAGGCTTGTCGCCCGTGAAGGGCGGTGGAGGGGGTTGGTAGACGGGCGCGTCGTAGTCGGCGTCGTCCAGCTCGCCGGCGATGGCCGCCTTCTCGTCCTCGGTGGCGTCGGGCACCAGGCGCAGGGCGAGGCGCTTGTGCAGGGAGCGTTGGAGGGTCGGCGACTGGATGCCCAGGCCTTGAGCCAGGGTCGCGTTGTTGAGCGCGACGTCGAGGTCCTCGGTCTGCCAGGCGTCGAGTCCGGCGACGTGGACGTCGGCGGGGTCGTCGTTTCGAATGGAGGCGATGAGCCGTAGGGTCTCGGTCATCGCCTGCAGGGCGAGGTCCTGGTAGCTGGAGAGGATAATCTCCAGCGCCATCCAGTCCTTCGACTTGGACGCACCTGAGAGCCGGGATGCCGTGGCGTCGCTGTCGGCCGCAAGCGCCATCTGGCGGACCAGGCGGAACAACTCCTCGCGAGTCGCCTTGACGTCGTTCTCGAGGAACTGGAGGGCGACGCCGGAGGGGCCGATGTACTGGGCAGAGTCCTCGCCATCCTTGTCCCGCCCGATCTGCAGGTAGTGGGCATGCCCAAGAACTGGCTTGGTGTCTTCCCACTTCGACTTGAGGACGAGCAGTTCGCTGGCGGACTGGTGTAGCGCCCACGAGTGCTCGTTGCGTGCCCGGGTGGCGGCGATGGCCGCGTCCTCGAGGAAGGACATCGTCCATAGATCTTCGGGGAGTTGGAGCCGCACGACGGGGATGCGCCCGATACCATGCGCGATGGCGGGCTGCTCGGTAGCCTCATCCTCGTCGACCGGGACGATCTTCTGCTCGGTGGCGGTCCATGTCCACCGTCGGATGCTCGTCGCATCCACCGCCGTCCAGCGCCAGGTCACCTGCCGGGGGGAATCGGGGGACGGCCGCTCGGAGACCGTGTCCCGCCAGAGCATCCAGCGGAGGTTGCCTCGGGAGTCCTCCTCCCAGTCGAGCACGTGGCAGGCTTCGATGGGGACGAGGTAGGCGTCCAGAAGACCGGCCCGTTCCTCCTCGCCTCGGGATGCGATGGCGAGGTCGGGAGACCGGGCGGGGAGGTTGACCCAGGCATAGGCGACGCGACCCACCTGGGCATCCGTGAGGGCGTCCCGCCACCAGCGCCGCCAGGGCGTCCCCGCGCCGTCGCAGTCGTTGAGCAGGGCGGCGTAGTAGTCCCCATCCAGGCCTTCGACCTGGGGAGCCTCGGAGAACAGGAGGGCGGAGAGGAGGGAGACCACCGAGCCCGCGTGTGGCTGGTAGGTCAGGAGGGCGAGGCGCTCGATGTAGACGTCGTCGGGCTCCACGGCGCGTTGAGGGAACCACTCGGCCTGCTTCTCATGCCAATCGGGCCCGCCCTCGCACAAGGCGTCGAGGCGCTCGAGGCGCTCGATGTCGTGGCCCGGGCGGCGCTGGTTGAGGAGCTTGACCTTCACTTCTACCTCAGTCGCACGAAGGCGCCCTCAATGGCGTCCGGACCGTCGTCATGGTCCCCAGAGGGGAAGGAATCGAACTGGCCGAAGACTTCGGATGGAATGTCATCGGCGAACTGGAGCCATCGGTTCGTGATCTGGGGCTCCAAGGCGGCGATGCGCTCTTCCTTGTCCGCCGTGGACGCGTCCAGATCGACCTGGAGCTGGTAAAACTTCCCGGCCTTCTCCCGCTCGGCCCGTTGCCTGCGGAACTCGTCGTCGATCATCGCCTGGAAGCCGTTGGACTCCAGGGAGGCTCTCTTGAATCCCCAGGCCTCGCTTAAGGTCCAGAGAGATTGGAGCTGGAGGCTCGGCTTGACCTTGCGCATCAAGACGGCGAGGACGTAGGTGTACCTCTCCCTGTCCCGGGCCAGCACAGCGATGGCCGCGAAGTCGCCGTCCGGAATGCCAAGGGCGGGGTCCCACCGGGCGAAGACGCGGCAGTCGGCGAGGCGGACTTGATTCCCGTTCGCGTTGTGGATGGTGACTTCGGCGCCGCGTCGCTCGACTCGGCATCGAGCGAACTTCGACGAGTCGAAGATGGCGGCGGACGGATCCCGGGGCTCGTTCTGCTTTTCGCGAAGAAACGAGCCTAAACCATCACTCCAGATGTACTCATAGAGCCTGAACAGCGGTTCAGCGACGGGGTCGAGGACCTCGGCGCCTTCGTCCATCTCCGCCTGGTGCTCGGCGTAGAACGCGAGCGCCGCCTCACGGCGAGCCTCGACGTTGCCCAGGGTGAGATCCGCCCATATCTCCCGGCATTGCTCCCAGAGGTCCTGGTGGAACGGCCACCGAACCATTGCCTGCCACTTCTGGCCGTCCCATGCGGGGTTGACCAGGAGCCGCGCGAGCACGGCGTCCGGGTGGAGGACCGTGCCGAGCCACTCGATGACCAGGCCTCCCTCGCGGGGGCCGGCCTTCTGCACGTCGTCGGTCAGGAACCGGTGCCAGATCGCCCGCTGCTCGGGATTCCTGACGCGGTCCGGACGCTCGCCATCGTCGATGAGGATGCGGGTGGGGCGCTTCCCGTTGAGGTTGGTGCCTCGAACCTGGGTACCGAAGGACTGTGCGAACAGCCCTGCAAGACGCCCGCCTGGGAGGCGAACGCGCCAGGCCTCGACGCCGCCCACGATGTCGAAGGGCCCGAAGAGCCGTGCAAGAGGGGACTCGGTGTCTGCGAACATCGAGCGGATGTGGTCGGAGATCTGGAGGGCCAGCGGCTGGGATGCCGAGAGCACCATGGAAACCCGGTCGATGCCGTAGACCAGGGCATGCACCAGGCGAGCCTTCGCCGTCGTGGTCTTCGCGATGCCACGAGGAGCCGCGATGGCCCGCTGGATGATTCGACCTCTACGCTCCCTGGCTGGCGGATCGGGCTCTCCGAGGACCTGGCGATGGAAGGGGTTCCAGGGGAGGTCGAACAGGTCGGGCCAGCAATACCGGGCGAAGCTCATCAGGTCGAAACGGAAACGGGCACGCAGGAGGTCATTCCGGACTTGGGGGGTCGCCGCCTTCCAACGCCTCTTGAAGTCGCCGGTCGGCATCTTCGCCACCGTCCGGGCCAGTTCCAGGTTCACTGGCGGCCTCCACGGCCTTCATGCGTTCATCCAAGGTGAGGAGGTCGGAGATGGCGCTGGAGAGCTGGACGAGGGCACTCACCAGGTCGCGGACCTTGCGGGTGTCCTTGAGCACATCCTCGGAATCAATGTGATCTAAAACCCGATCCTTGAACCCGAGGATCCGCGCGCGGTCATTCGGTCGGACGTCGGCGAGAGAGGGCTTGCCGCGGGCGCGAGGCGCGACACGCGACGCGACAGGCGTGACAGTGTTGTCGCTTCCGCTTGTCGCATTCCGCCGGTCTCGTGTCTGCCACTGCCGGATCGTAGAGGCCTTCTGCCCGAACTTCTCGGCGGCCTCGGCCACCGTGGCCCCGGTCTCCCGCATCCAGGCCAGGACCGCCTCGCGCATCGAGGGTGGGCTGGCCATGGGGGCCTCCTCGGCACCTCCTGAAGCACCAAGGGCCCCGGTTCGGGGGCCCTCTGCGCACCTGTCTCTTCAATGAGGCCCGGAAGATTCCGGGAGCGCTTGGACCTTCGTGCGCAACTATCCAAGTTAAGGAAATCCTACAGGTTTTATGCATGGCCGTCAAGGAAGGATTCGAGGGGCGTCAGTCCGGCCTCCCGCGCCGTGCTACAGTCGGCGTGGAGGGCGACATGGGCACGGTCGGCGTGGTCGAGGTCACCGAACCCGTCGAGTGCCTGACACCCATGGCATGGTCCTCCGATACCTCGGCGATGGCGCTGTAAATGCCCGGTCGGCTGACGGGCTGGTTCGCGCGTTACTGCCTCGGGATTTCGTCTACGACCTCGCCGTCCTGGTTCAACTGCCAAGCGTCGTTCAAGTTGATGACGCGGTAGCACATGAATCCCTCCTGGTGTCCCGGAGAAAACTGCCGACAGTAAACCAGCCATTCCGAGATGGTCAGTGGACCCAGCTTCGTTTGGACCTGAAGGTAGATCTCGTCCTGCGGGTCGTCCGGCGAATGACCGTGCTGGACGTCCACCTGGTGGAACGACATGCAGCCAACGAGGAAAAGGGGCAGAAACATGGCAGGCCTCCGTTGAACTCGGGAGGCTACCTCAGTCCCCCGCCTCTTGGGAAGGGGCTGGTTCGCTCGCCGCCTCAATGATCCGTTCGACCGACCACCCGAGCCAGCGGCTAATCCTCGATCAATCCCGCCCATCGAGTTCCGCGAATCATCCTGACGACATCAGCGCTTGCGCCGAGAACGTGTAGAGCCACATCGGGATGACGAGAGACGAAGACCCGGAAGACCTCGTCGGCAAAAGCTTGACCGATCCACGAGATGCCCGAGAAGTCGAGGACCACATTCCTGAAGTCCTCCAGTCTGGCGACCAGCCGCTTCGCTTCCGAGCGCGACACAGGATCGTGGTCTCCGTAACGGCAGATCTCCACGAGCAGGTAGGTCTTGATGAAGCCATATTCCTCGCCGTGAATGTCGCTGTACTCGTCGAACACTTCCTTCGAAGTGTGTGCAGCATGCACAGAGAGGCGCATCGAGATCGCCGTTCCTGCCACATCCTCGTCCTGGTCGAACAGGCAGATGTCCCTCCCCCCGCGGCGGCGGGCGAAGGAAGTGCGGCCCGACAGGATCGCGAAGAAATCCATCATCCGCGAGGTGAAGAAAATGCCTTGCCCCGTGTGATTCTCAGGCCGCGTCGTGAGCTTCCCCTTGGACAGCTCCAGGATCGTGTGATGGTCATCCTCGAGGTTGAAGGCCTCGCGGATGCGATGGAAGATGCCGACACCGTCGTCCCGAATGTTCAGGTGAACCTGGCCTTCCTTTCTCATCATGCTGACAGTCACCGTTGTTCCGCCGGAATGCTCAACGGCGTTGTTGAACATCTCCGTGAAGCCGTAGCGCAGGATGTCGAGCACGTTGCGAGGGAGATCCCCAAGAACTGCATCGAGCCGTTGCCTCCACACCGCGTCTTCGTCCAGTCCGGGCTGGATGGGCGTCGTGAACGAGAAACCTGCCGATGGGGCTGCCGTGTCGGTCGGTGAAGAATCCTGTATCGCAGCTTCCATCACCCGTTCGACGCTCCACCCGAGCCACCGTGCGAGCTTGAGGGCGGTGTCGGCGGTGGGTCGGTGAAGGCCTCGTTCCAGGTAGGAGAAGGTCACGGCCGACACCCCGACCTCTGCGGCAGCCTCGGGTTGAGTCGAATTCCCACGACGAAGCTGGAGGGCTTCACCCAGGGCGGTCTTCGGTCGGTTCGGGGGACGTGCCATAAGATGAACCTACCACGCTTGACGTAAACGGCCAGTGCCGGTATTCTCGTTAAGCGTGACGAAAACGCACCCCCGAATCCTCGGGGTACCCCAGAAAAGGATGGCCCCCCAGAGTCACAACCTCCGGAGGGCCTGTCGCAGAACGGAGGCTCAATGACCACATCCCACGACGGACACGATCCTACCACGTCCACGGCCATCGTCACCACCCAGTTCGAAGGGCACGCCATCACGGCCCTCACCTGGAAGGGCCAGCCCTATGTCATCACCCAGGAGATCGGGAAGGCCATCGGATACGCCGCGAAGGGCGGCCGGCTGGTCTCGAAGTGCACGGGCGAATGGAAGGCCGAGCTTCATGGCGACCGCGCGATCCTGATCGAGGGCAAGGATCTCGCCATCCTGAAGGCAGTACTGCCTACCGAATCGGTAGGCAGTCGAGCGAGATCCATCCACCTCCTCACCGAGGCCGGTCTCTGGCGCGTCCTGATCCTCACGGGCAAGCCGGCGGGAATCCGCCTGCGAGACCTGCTCGACACGGAGGTCCTCCCCAAGCTCCGCGCCACGGGGAGCTACACCGTCCCGGGGGCCGAGGTTCCACCCCTCCCGCCCAAGGCGACCCCGAAGGCCATCGCCGGTCCGAAGGGCAAGGCGCCGACCACGGCCCTGGTACCGCGCCCCGTGGACCCGGCCGAGGCGGACGACTGGAAGGCCGTGTGGGAGAAGGCGGCCGCCGAGAGCCTCGCGAAGGGCTCTGGGTTCGCGCCGAGCTTCAAGCCGATCGACCTCAAGGAGATCGCCAAGGAGAACGGCCTGCTGACGTACACCCTCCAGGAGGGTCGGTTCTACAGCGCACTCGCCGGCCAGGCCGGGAAGATGGTCCTGCGCGACCAGGTCATGAACGGACAGAAGGTGGACTTCCAGGTCATCCCGGAGCCCTGGTATCGACGGATGCGCTCGGGTCGCGACCAGTTCATCGACACCTTCGAGGTGGATACCGTGAACTACCGGCTCCTGCCGGTGCCCGTGGGTCCGCCGCCCCCGCCCAGGCCGCTCCCGACGAGCCCGCGGACGGTCCGTCTCCTCCGACAGACCTTCGACATCATCCGCAAGATCCCGACGGTGACGAGCGCCAGCCTGGACGTGCTGGAGGTCTTGATCACCGACCTGGAGAAGCACCCGTTCGGGGCCGAGGTGTAGGTTCACGTCACGATCCCCGCCATCCACAGGGTCTCGGCGACCTCGACTTCGCAGTCGCCGACCCATCGGGAAATCGTCCCCTGGTTGACATTCGACCGGCGGGCGACCTCCTCCTGCGTGAGGCCGTCCCGGTAGAGCATTTCGACGGCCCGGGCCTTGTGCGGCTGCACCCGGGCAAAGACGTTGAATGCTCGCTGGATGGTGATGAGCACCACCATGGCCTCATCGGGGTCCTGGTTCCGCCCGGCGTGGATGGGCACGGAGGCCTTCACATCGGAGTAGTCCCGCTGGCAGTCGAGGATGGGGGCTCTCGGGCAATCTCGGATGGTGGATTGCTCGAACGCCCACAGAAGCGCCTGTCGGGCGGACCGGAAGGTGATGCTGCCCCGCTCCGCCTGGCGGGCCAGGTAGGCCTCGGCCTCGGCGTAGTCGATGAGCGCGGACGCATCGTGGGAGGTGGTCAAGGGGCGGCCTCCAGGTCCGCGAGCGTGTAGCCCGCCTGCCTGGCGAGCCTCGCGAAGATTGCATCGTCCACCTTTCCGCGGATCCTCCGCAATTTGTCTTTCGGATCCTCGATCTTCACCTCCCGAATCATGGGCCTCCCGATGGCCCCCGTCGGAAACTGCGATGGCGCAGACCCACCGTCGATGACCTGGAGGGCAGGTTCCGCAGGGTCGGCGACTGTCGGCCCGCCGGACGGTTCCACCGGTTCCTCCACCGGTTCCTCCACCGGTTCCATGTCGTCCGCGGGGTACTCGACGAGGACCTCCTCGGTCCGGTGCCCCGCCATCTTGGCTACCTCTGCCTCGAATTCCCGCACCTGCTCGTCAATCACCTCCTCCGAAGGGCCGCATAGCTCCATGGCCACCACTGGGTTTACCCTCCTCGTCCTCGGTTTCGCGCCCATGAGCCGCGCCAGGTTCTTCCCTTTCAACCAGCTCCATCCACCACGGAGACACTCGATCGCCTCGTCAGACAGGCCGGACACCCCGCCAGCCGCTACGCAGTGCGCAGCAATGCGTAGTTGGTCGGGAGAGTAAGCCTCTAACGCTGTTTTCAGGCGTCTCTTCGCTGTGCGTGTCACCTCGTCGGATGCGCCTGCGAGGGCTCGAAGCTCCTCGAGCAGGGCATCGGAGTCGGCATCCGGGAGGGATCGAATCACCTCAGGACCGGTCACACACACGACCCCCCCGTCGGGGGGGCTGAGGGGGGTTTGGATCATGGTCGGATCAATGGTCGGATCATGGTCGGATCGTGCGTCACCCTGACGGGGGTGAGGCGTCACTGTGACGGGGGTACCTGCGTCACCCTGACGGGGGTGAGGCGTCACTGTGACGGGGGTGGAATCTCCTACCTGCGTCACTGTGACATCTTCTACCTGCGTCACTGTGACGGGGGTACCTGCGTCACCGTGATTGGATTTTGGCGGTTTGAGCTTCGACCAGTAGATCACCCACTCGCGTCTCCGCTGCCCATTGGTACCCAGCCGCTTCAGCCAGCCTTCTGTCTCGCCGCGAACGATGCGCCGCTGGAGCGTACGCTGATCGGCGCTCGTCATCTGTTGCAGACCAGCCTCGACCGAGACCCAAGAGCCTCGACCCTGCTCGTCCATGCAATCCGCGATCGCGATGAGCAGCATCTTCGACGCCGTGTCGAGGCCGGATCGCATGATCAGTCGTGTGCGGTCCTGGGGGTTCACGTCACGTCCTCCAGCCTGCGCCGGAGACACGATGCGCCTGCGAGCAGCTCCGCCCACCGTCGCCCGTGGTGGAACGCCGTCCCCACCGCCCCGTCCGCGTGGACGACCACGATGCCCAGCGCCACGGCCTCTCCCTCTGTCGCCCACCGACCGAGCTGCTCTGCCATCTCCACGACCTCGGGGACCGGCTCGGGACGTGGAGGGGCCAGGACATGGAGGCGTCCACGCCGGCGGAGAGCAGCGACGGAGAGGAATCTCTTCACGCCGCCCTCCCCACTCGACACCCGAGTTCGCGGTACGTCCGCTCCCTCGAGTACCAGAGCTTCGCGAGCCACCCCGAGTCCACCAGGTCGAGGACCTTCGCCCCTCCCTTGCCCACCGCGGTCCTGCTGACGCGCCCCACGCGCTGCCGCAGGCGCCCACCGCCCTTCTGGGGGCAGGTCAGGACGAGGGTGTCCAGAGCCGGCAGGTCGAGGCCTTCATCGGCGAGCTGGGTAGCAACGAGGACCTGAGCATCGTCCGAGGCGACGGCTTCGAGGCGCGCCTTGCGGTCGCGGTCCTTGAGACGCGAGTGCACGGCTACCGCCCCGATCCAGGCATCCTGGAGCTGGCCGGCAATCAGCTCCGCGTGTTCTCGTCGCTCGGTCAAGACGAGGATGCGGGCGCCCTTGTCCGTTTCTCGTCGCAGTCGTCGGAGGAGCAGGTCGTTCCTGGGCTCGTCGAGGGTCGCTCGGTTGATCATCTTCGTCCATTCGATGCGCTCGTCTGGCTCCCATCCCGTGCGCACGGGCTCCACGTCGGGCGCCAGGACCACCGCGGCGTCGACGAGGACCTCCTGCTCTACCTGGTACACGGTGGGGCCACAGTGCCAGTGCAGGATCTGCGTGAGCCCGTCCGACCGCTCGGGAGTCGCCGAGAGGGCGAGCCTGCGACGGGCGGGCAAGGTGAGCATGACCTCGCTGAACATCATAGCAGGAACGTGGTGGGCCTCGTCCTGAACCACCAGACCGAACTGACGCGCCCACCGGTGCCGCTCCCAGAAGTCCCACTGGTACAGCGTCTGGATGGTCGCGACTACCAGGCGTCCGTCCTTGGGTCCGGACCCATCGGCGATGACTTCGACATCCCACCACTCCGACTGTGCACGCTCCGCCCACTGGTTCAAAAGGTCGTGGGTGTGCACAAGAACGAGTGCAGGGGTGGGCGTGCACGCGACCGCGGCGAGGCCGATGACGGTCTTGCCGCTGCCGCAGGGCGCCTCTACCAGACCCTCCTCCCCCGCCGCCTGCCATGCCTGGAGGGCGTCGGACTGGTAGGGTCGGAGGATGGGGGAGAAGGGCAGAGGAGTCGCCGCCGGCGCCGTGCGACGGTCGTCGACGTCGAGCTCGATGCCGTGGCGGGGGACGGCCAGGCCGCCGTACCAGGCGTGACCCTCGGGGAGGACGACGCAGGCCTCCACCCACGGCTCCGGCTGTCGGATGCGCCGTCCCTGCCGGCGGAGCTTCGCCACCCGCTCCCGCTCGGGATTGGGCAGGCGGAGCTGCCAACGGATCTCCTCCTCCCGGGGGTGGCCCGGAGGGAGGTAGATGCCGCCGGCGAGGACGGGGAGGGTCATGCGGCGTCAGCCTCCGCGCTCTCTGTCTTGGAGAGGCCCGCTCGATAGCCACATCCTCGGCCGATGAGAAGCCGCTTGGATTCCTCCGGATGTTCGACCAGTAGCCCGCAAGAGGCCCGTGAGCCGTCCCGGCGGAGCCAGGGGCATGGACCGGGCTCAAACTCCAACTTCCCCGTGAGATGGGAGGAGCCGACCTCACATGTCGAGCGGGTGCAGCATGTTCCACACCGGACGCAGCGATGCCTACGGACGTGGGTGTGCTCATACCCGATCGGTCTGGTCATTGAAGTCTACCTGCATCCGTGGCAGGAACAGCACTGCCGGCAACCGTGGTTGTGTGTGGCGATTTTCTCAATTTCGGCCAGGACGAAATCGAGGCCCGTGACATTGCGAAACATGGGTTTATGGTACTTTTTCACGATGTCCTCCGCTTGCCCTTTCTGGGCTTCATGTTCTGCATATCCACCCGTGGCTTGCCCACCTGCCGCTGGAGCTGCTCGACTTTCCACGAGGCAAGGATGAGGTCGCCCGAAGCACCTGGTGTGCCCCGGTGGACCTCCGAGTCATCGTGGATCAACGAGTCCGCGATCCATTCCTCGCGACCCGAGGGGAAGCGGATCAGGAGCGCGGCGCCACCGAGCTGGACAACGCGGCATTCGTGGATGATGGAGTAGCGGACGGGGGGCATGGGCTACCTCCTCGGAGGGTTCGATGGCGCGGGTGGCGCGCTCGGCGCCGGCCCCTTGTCGCTCTCTGGCTCCGAGAATTTTAAAACGCCCCGATATACCTGGTAGGTGCGGCCGTCCTCGTTGAGCAGCTTCACGAGTGCGGTTGCCCGCTCCTCGATCGCCTGCTGGGTGACCTCCGCGAGGTTCCGCGGTGTGAGCGTGATGATCGGCGGCTTGTCGTTCCGCTCGACGTTGAGTCCTACCTCAACCTCGATCTTGTAGCGGCCCGTCTGCCCGCGGAAAATAGGGATCTCGATGACGATTTCGAGGGGCAGCGAGGAGACGACCTCCTTGCCGTTGGAGGTCGCCACGAACTCATAGACGCCCCGATCGTTGAGATGTCCCGAGAAGTTTCCGTTTGCCTTGATCTCCATCATCCGGATCCCGGCCAGGAGCTGCTCGGAGCCCTTGACGCTCTCGCGCCGTCGGTTGATCTCCCGAAATGCGATCTTCTGTTCCATGGGGACGCCCCACAGGGCCCCCCACGACTTCGCTGCGAGGTCGGGAGCGAGCTTGCAGACAACCCGATCAAAGCTCCAGACGTTCGCGTTCGTGGCCTGGATCGTGCCGTCGCCGTCGATGAAAATTTCCGCCTTCTCTGCCTCCGGCCAGTGTCGTCGCACGAATGCGGAAAAGCTCTCGATGTCATCGAAGGTGTGCGTGCGGACGGGGCGGGCTGATGGTCCTGCGGGCAGGCGCTCCACCTTGAATCCTTCCCGGAGGACAAGGATCTCATCTCTGCCCTTGGGGACCAGAGTGTGTGGATGTGCCTCGGCGGATGCCTGGTCGATGCGTGCGAAGATCCGCACGAAGAGTTCTTTGATGCTGTTTACGTCCATCTACGTGCTCTCCCTGAATTGGAATGGAATCCGGGCCTGTTCGCCGGGATCGAGTTCGGAATCGTCGCAGACGAGGTCTTCATCGTCGTAGAAAGCCATCCGGCTCTGTACCTTCATGGCTGGCTTCGCGATCTTGACGTCGCCCACGCCGACCTTGTAGGTGGTCTCCCCGAGGGACTCGACGACGAATGTGACAGTGATCTTGCCGGTAGTGCCCACCGTCTCTGGATCTGCCAGAGAAGCGCGTACTTCCGTGATGGCCTGCTGGAAACGGCGCTCTGCTTCGCCTCCGGCGACCCTGCTCATTGTAAGCGGTACATTCATTTCACACCCTCCTTCAACTGGTCGAGCCACTGCCCGCCAGCGTCCATCGGCCACCCGATGGCGGCGACATCCGCCGGCGACAGCGAGGCCGTCCCGTTGTCCGCCCTTCCGGGCGTTGCGTACCAGGTCCACCAGCGACCCCGCAGGGCTCGCCATGGCAGGACGAAAGCCTCCCCACAGAGGAGGAGGAAGATGGCGCCGACGACGCCGTGTGACGCCAGCTCGTCAAGCGAGCGCGCCTGGTGGTCTTCGAGGAGCGAGAGCGACCAGCGCTCCGCCGTGGTGCTCTTCGCGTCCGCGGCGATGGTGACACCGCCGGTCGCGATGATGTAGTCCGGAGGGCCGTCGCCCGTGAACACGACGACGACCCCCTCATGAGCGTGGCCGATGACTCGATGCGGCTGCGGGGTCCGAATCCACGCCAGGCGTCGATGGCTCGCGAGGAAGGCCAGCCGCGTCTCTACCAGGGCCTCCCACCTCGCGCCCTGCCTCGCCCGTTGACTCTGGTGGTGGTCGATCGCACCACGGGCAGGCGGAGCAGTCGAGGGACTCGCAGGAAAGGCAGCAGGCTCGGCACATGCGCGCCTCCGATAGTCGTCGAGGGAGAGGACGGCGGGGCCCATCAGCGGCCGCTCCGTGGCGCCCGCAGCTCCGTTTCGAGTTGCTCTACAGCGATCCGATGCTTCCGGATCGCTTCGAGGAGTTTCGCCCGCTCAGGGTCGTCGACCCGACCATCCGCCAGCGCCTCGGCGAGCTCGCGGACCAGGGCGCCAGAGCCCGCCATCGCTCCCAGGGCCCGCCCCACGACATCGCCTGTGGCCTCGCCCGACCTGTGAACGACGTCGCAGTCGCCCGCCTCGGCGAGGGGGCGGAGCACAGGGACGGCGTCTCCGAGCCCCCGGACGATGCCAAGCAGCTCGACAGCCGTGATGGGGCGCTCGCCGTTGCGCCAGCGGGAGATCTCGGAGCGGTCCACAGACGCCCACCCGGCGACCTCTGCATCGGTGGCGCCCGAGGCGGCCTTGACGTCGTCAAGGATGCGCTCCTGGAGGGCGCGGCGGTGGCGTTGGGCGGGTGTCATCGACAGTCACACGCGATGGCGCTGTTGGCCTGCCAACGAGCCTTCATCGCTTCGGCCAAGGACTCCTGGAGGCAGAGGCTGATCATCTCCTCTATGGCGACGTCTCCATGTATCGTCGCGATCGCCTCGTTGGCGGCGTTGCGGGCGAGGCGGACACACCGGATCGCGGCGGTCTTGTCGGCGCAGTCAGGTGCTTGGGCGTCAATTACCTCGGCGAGATTGCGGCAAGCGGCGTTGATGGCATCGAAGCACGCCTTGATGTCTTTCGGATGAGCAATACACGCGAACAGGATGTTGCGCACCCTGGTCTCCGCTTCACGGATGGCTGCGTACTTCGGCGCCGTCTCCTCAGTGGGGGCGTGGTAGGTGAACCAGTTGTCGATCTGTTTAGGTGTCATGGAGTCACTCCGGGCGTTGAAACTGTGTCGGGGCCACCACGTAGGACGTACGGAGGCCGCCATGAAACCGTCCCCGCTCCCTCTTCCGATTCCCACTTCTGGAGGATGTGTCCATGCGGGAGAGGGTGAAGGGAGGTCACTACGCGACCTGCGCGCAGTGGTAGAATTCCCCCGTCGCCAGCTCAACCTGCCGAAACCAGAGCTGACGACGGGAGAACAAGATGATCGAGGAAATGAAACTGAACTCGCCAGACATCGACCGGATCTGGTCGCTGGCGTGCGCCATGTACGCGCGATCAGGGGACATCGACATGCGAGCCGCCATCGCGCGAGCGTGCTGGTTCTACTTCAAGGATGCCCTGCCCCTCCTCATGAAGGGGGTCACTTTCCCTACTGGAAAGGAGAACGTCAGTGGCACTCTCGTGGCTACCGATGGTGGGTGGCTTGTTCGATTCGAACCTTCGGTTCCACTTGGCGAAGGCCTCTTCGATGGTACTGCCATCAGGGGGCCCGGCGATTCTCTCGAAAGCCCGTAGGGTCCGTAGAGGGTCGTCGTCCCGCGGAAGCGCGTCCGCCACGTTGTCGATGGCGCGAGCGAGGTGGTGAAGGGCATCGGAGGGGTGGCTCATGCGGCCTCCACCTTCCCGGCGCTCGCGACCAGCGACAGCGCCTCGAGGCGCTCCTCCGAGGAAAGGGACAGGGCGTCGCAGATCAGGCCGAGTTCGGACGCCAAGAGGCGGCGTTGGCCGCTCTCTATGCGCAGGTAGCTCGTCCGGTCGATGCCGAGAGCCGCCGCCAGGTCTGCCTGACTTCTGCCCGCTCGTTCTCGCCATTCTCTGAGTTGATCCATGTGAGGACTCCTTACGAGTGACTGATTCTCACAGGAACGGGCCGCTGTCAAGGGGCATAAGTGATAGAAATGCACTCACTCATGAAAGAGCTGATTGACCTACGGATAGCTTCCGGCTTGAACCAGAAGGATCTCGCCGAAAGGCTGGCTGACGACGAGGGGGCCTTCCCGCGGGAATCAGTGAATCGGATCGAGAGGGATAAGCAGCGCATCAGGCTCGAAGAGGCGGCCGCATGGGCCACCGCCTGCGGCGCGCGCCTGGTTCTCGTCCGCGAGGGGGACGAGCTGGCGGGGCTGGCCGAGGACGAGAAGGCGCTCGTCCTGGCGCTCCGAGACATGACGCGGCTCGAGCAGGACGACCGCCGTCAGCTCGCCGCGCGCTTCGTCGCCTGCCTGCCTCACATGGCAGCGATGGCTTTCGACGTGATCAGGCCCTCAGTGGAGGCCGCGTGCGGATCATCGCGTTCCCGGGTTGAGACCGCAATAAAGAGGGAGACAGGGTGAGAACGGATTCTGGTACGTCTCCACGCTATGATGTTCACCAAAGGGGGCAACATGGCTCGACGCGCCTATCAGCTTGAGTTCCGAATTGATGCCTTGAAGCCGGAAACTCTCCCGGTCGACCGCCTCGCCGCGTACCTCACCGAACTTTCCAGGTTTCTCGGCAACCCCCCGGCAGTGCACTTCCGGAACGTCGCGAAAGGGAGCGCGTGCCTTCGCCTTGTGGTCGAACAGGACGCCCTGAAACCT